ATCGCTGGGCATATCGACATCGCTACATCGACATATCGGAACATCGCGACATATCGACATCGCTACATCGACATATCGGAACATCGCGACATATCGACGCGGCGATCTGTCACGCCCGATAAAATCGGACTTTATATTTGAATTGATAGCCAGCTATAATAATGTAAAATTAAAGATTATCAGACATTTCCGATTGATGTATAGTCAGCTATCTTTTAATAAAAGGAGAAATATTAGTTTATAGTGTGGATTTTAAAATTTCCCAAAAAACAGTTTCCACAAAAAGAATTCTCCTCTCTCTCTATTTCTTTTATTATGGGTTTTGGATAAAATGTACAATTCAAATAAGTAAGATCGGCATTTTTAAAAATATTAATAAGACAAAGAAAGGAGAAAAATATATTATGTGGCCCTATAAGTTTTCTTCTTGTGGTTTAATAAGGTTTGTTTGTTCTGTTTATTGTTTTCTATGGTTTATTCTATTAAGGGTGATTATTGTTTAAGATTAAATTCTATGAGTTTATTTTTATGAACTTGAACTGCTTCTTGTTCTGTTTCAAAACTATCAAAATATTTTATACCTTCATTACTCATAATCAATACAAACCAACAGTCACCGGATTCAGAAGGAAATATATCTGGTAAATTATCACTTTTACACAGTCTTTTATCCATAGATCTTAAAACTACAATTTCATTATTAAGATAATTATCTCTTAGTTCTGGAAAGTTTAACTCGAACAAACCTAGATACTTATCTTTTAATACTTCGATATCTCTAGCTTGTGCTGCTTCTATTTCTGTATCATATTTACCAATACGAAAGTCTTTTCTTTGAAATATAACAGAGGCAACCCAGTTATTATCTCTTTTATTATATGTCACACCAAAGTATTTAGAAATTGCATTAGGCTTCTTTCTATTAAGGTTTTTCTTCGTGGCCTCAAGTTTTCTTTCATCAGACCATATAGGAACACCATTAGAATACTCTTGTATATTATATCCTTGTGGACTTAAAGAGTTTAGATTATTAATGTAATGTTCTTCAAGTTGATTTAATTCATCCACAGAATATGCTTGATCTATTACTTCAAATGTAAAGTTATCCAATCCATATTTAATCATAGCTTTTGTTATTGCCATGTTGCCTTTAATTATTTTATTTCTAGCATTCTTCTTATGTTCTCTCCATCTATCTTTTATGTTTTTAGTCTGTCCCACATAAACTTTATTATTAATCAAATTAGTAATCTTGTATATAAATCCATAATACTCATTTTCCATGTTTATTTTATCCTCTTTTATTGATTGAAACACTGATGATCTAAATATAATTACACCAAAAATGATTAAACTATTGTAATATTAAAAACAATCGGATCGGCGACCCCCTCTGGCGGGTGTGTTGGTAAGCTCCACCATAACCAGGGGGTGTCTCCGAGCCGCACAATAATGAATAAATAATGATTGCATGGTTGACTACTAAATGGTCAGAGTGTATAATGTGGGCTGTTGGTGGTTTTTGTTGGTGTGGTTTTCACTCTTTTGAAAGTTAGAAAAATGATCAAGAAAATCTCTCATGGTGTTAATTTCTTTGGAAGAATTGCTGTTCTGTTTAAGAATGGAGAATATGGTGTCGCTGGAAGAATGTTTGGTTTAGGTTTTAGGTTTGTGTGGGTTAAAGGAATTTGTTTTACTCACACTGTGTATAAGAACTAGATAGTTCTCTCTGTTGTTGTTTTGTTCACCTCTTTGAAAGTTATTAAAATGTTGACTCGATCTTTGATCATTGAAACTAAAATGGCTCTTGAATCAAGCCGTAATTCAATGGCTGATTTGTTTTTGAATGATATGTGTGAACTTCAAGAAGAACTCCTCAAGAAAGAATTGATGAAAGAGTTGTCTGATAAGGTATCTGACATTATGAAGATGAAAACCAGGCTTGTTAAAATGCAAACGAAGTGCGTTTCTGATCTTCTTCAATTGCTTCGTGATAATTATATCACTCAAGAACAGTATGTTGTTCTGAAAGAAGTTATTGAGGATTAATATTTAGATCAGTTGTTTGTTTTAAAACCCTAAGAAAAGAGAAGAAGAATGATTAATTTCAATTTCGCTGTTAAGTCTGGTTTTGCTCCTGTTGTTGTGAATGAAACCGCAATTGGAACAAAGGTTCGACATAGAAACAATGGAATGTTTTTTGGTTGGATTAAAGCCTATCTTACTAATGGTAAGATGTTGATTGAGACTCTGGTGAATGATGAAATGATTACTCAAATGGTTGATCCTGAAAAGTTTATGATGAAGGATCGAAACCACAACAAAATGATTAATTATGTTTGTGGCAGAATTGAACATTGTAAAAATGGTATTGATTGTTCCGTAGAACAAGGTAATTGGGATGATTATAATTTCTACAGGGATAAATTTGATTTGTTGAAAGGTTATCTTGGTGCTATTATTTATTCTATGGATGATAAATCCAAGAAGAATGTTTCTGAACAGTATTGATTGAAGATAATTTTGTGGCCAGGTAGAAATTGTTTTATCTGGCCTTGGTGTTAGTTGTTTTTCTTTTGTGGTTTTGATTATGAATAAATTAATAAACCTTCTCCTCTTACATAATATTGAATGTAAAATTGAGAATGGAAAATTGATGGCTGTTGAATGTTATTCTAAGGATGGAAAACATTTTCAAGAATGGGTTGAATTGAAGCCGGAAAGAAATGTTGTTTTGGCTTGGTTAGGTTACTAAACTCTTTTTGTGGATTGAATGATGATTGTTAATAAAGCTTCTGATATTTTTGCTTTGGTGGTAGTGGTAGGTTTTTTATGTTTGTTTCTTGTCTTAATTAGGTTTTTAATGGGATATTAATCTTTTTCCCTATTATATTCTTTAGAGCCAGACTAGAAATAGTTTGGCTTTTATTGTTTGTAAAATTAAATAGACTCGGACACATTATAACGGGCATTTTGGTGGGAGTCAAGTCTTTATTTTGAATAAATGTTGTATATCTTCTTTCCTTTTTCTTGAACGAATTTTGGTTGTATAGTTGACTACTGAATGAAAATCGTGTAAACTGGGGGTCGCGGCGGAAAATTACCTCGGTTTTGGACAACGATAATGACAACAATTATTATTAATCATAAGAAGTTGAATCAAGACATCATTGTTGATGTTGTAGAAAATAAGATGGGAACATTGTTTTACACTGTTAATTTTAATGGTGTAAAGGTTAAGAAAATGTGTCCAATAAAGGAAAAATTAGAAGAAGAAATTAACAAACAGATTGTTTTAATGTTTGGTCAATTTTAATCACCCCACAAAAAGAAAGAGAATAAAAATGTTCAACAGTGAAAACAAAGATGGTTTTGTTATTGGTTCTGAAGTTGTTAAATACAATGGATTTAATTACTTAGTTGTTGCAGAAGGAAATGAATATATCACTATTGAAAGTGATTTCTCTTATGATCCTAGTTATAGAGAATATTCTGCTGCTACAGGAATGTATGCTTTTGTTGAAGAAGTAAAAAAGAATGAAGTTGAACCATTTTGTTCTATTGTAATGAAAAGTGGAACAGATGAACAATGGGAGAAAGAATATAAAAAGTGTGGTTTAATGTTTAATCATTCTTATGTGAATGAATCTTGTTGTGAATAGTGTTTTAGTTGTTTTTGTGGCCCGAAAGAAAATCTTAAAAGAAAGAATACAGATGAAGTTTTCAGAAGTTGTTATTGGTCAGAAGTTTGTTTTTAATTTTGACGAGAGTGTTAAGGATGGAAACTATTATTGGTCTTATGAAAAGGTTGGTAATAGAGAAGTGAAATGCTTAACGGCTCCAAAAACAGCAAAGGAATGTATTGGAAATATTTATAGTTTTATGGTAATGGACGAATTATGTAATATTCTTGAAGAATCACAAAAAGAAGAGAAAAAAATGAACGGTTATAAAATCACAAGTAATGGAATGAATATTGGAACTGCTTATGATAAGGAAACTCTTATTGCGTTGGTAAGATATGTATTCTTGTCTTGCTATTATACTGATAATCCTCTTGAACAAAAAGGATTAGAAATAGAGTTTGGTGGGTTTTCTACCTTTTACTCTTTTATTGATGAAACTGTTTTTGATATTGTTGAACAGTATTTTGATTGATTGATTTTTGTGACCCGAAAAAGAATTTAAAAAAAGGTAAGCTATGAAAGATGATTTTGTGATTGCAATTTGTATTGTTATTGTTTTGGGTCTTTTAGGAGTGTTTTTACCCTATTTAGTCTGATAGGTTTGAGCTTGTAAAAAATATAGCAACTTTCTTATAAGAGTGAATAGGTTTTGATCCCGGTAAACATCAACTTTTTTCAAACAGATGAAAGATAGTGATTTTTTGTCTGTTTTTGGATGATTTTTGCTTGTTTTGAAGGTTAGTTTTGTAAAATTTGGAAGATATTTATCAAAAATTGATGAAAAGTTGTTAAAAAATGATGAAAAAGGGTTGAAATCTTATTAATTTTGGACGACTTTCACAAAATTGGCCAAAAATTAGTTGTTTTCCTATCTGCTCTCTTATTGTTTTGTTTTTATTTAAGTGTTTAATTTATTCTTCTATAGGGATTATTACATAAAACGATTATTTTGCTCTGTATTATTCTCCTTTCTATATGTAGTAAAAAACGATGATTGTTCACTAGATATAGATTTTCCACACTAAAATAGTATTCATTTTCCTAGTATTATGTGTAATTCTGCCCACAAAAACAAATATTACGTTTAATTACTAAACTTTTTCTTGTGGTTTTAAGGTTGTTCTCACTCAATTAGCTTTCAATTAGCTTTTACTCTTTTATTAGGATTGTATATTATGTTAAGTTGTTTTGCTTCTAGTCTTGAATATGGAGATATTATTGGTCTTAATCATAATGATGAATTCTTTGCTGGAAAGGTTGTTAGCATATCTATAGATGAAAACAAATTTTGGATTATAGGCACTAAACTAGCTGATGATAGAATTGTATCTACTTATCTTAGTACTAAATGCAGAGTTATGTTAATTAAAATGAAAGACTCAAATAATCCTGCAAGAACAAGGAATAATAAAAAGAATTGGGCTGCGTTAGGTATTGAATCAAAAACCGTTTCAAATGTAGATTTTTATTAAAGTTTGTTTGTGGTCCGAAAGACTTAAAAAGGGAAAATGATATGTATTGTATTTATATTCAGGATAAAGGTTATTATTGTGGCAGAACTAATGCTATTAGACATTTTAGTTCTACACCAAGGGTTATTGATTGGATTGATGTAGGAGCTATTGAATCAATAAGGGTTGTTGAATCAATTGCTAAAGAATTAGCAGAAGAATATAATTGTGATGTGGAAATAAAGAAACTTTATATTACCAAATGGTCGGTTTGTAATCCGGCGCCACGAAAAACATTTAATGATTTGAATGTTGGAGATAAATTTGTTTTTAACATAGACATTAAGGATGGTCACAATTCATTTGAATATATTAAATTAGTTAATAATAATGCTCTTTGTGTTAAGAGTCCTTGTGATCGGATTTATTTTGTGCAAGATATAAAGACATCATCTACAGCTTTTGTAACACTAATTAAAGAAAATTGTTTGGAGAATCTATGATTATAACTTATATTCTTATTTACCTTTTTATTGGGTATTTGAATGTTTGTTTTTGGGCCTGGGTAAATGATTATTTTAATGTTGATATAGTGGAATGGCTTTGGGGGGTATTTTTATGGCCTATTAGTTTTTTTGTTATGTCAATATTATATTTTGATGTAGATACCTTTAATAAGATTATGTTTTATCCTCTTAGGAAGATATTAAAGAAGTAAAACTTAAACAACGCAGATTTGCGATTGAAACGCCTTCTGGAAAACTGTTGAACGATTTTTGGTTACGTGGTTGACTACTAAATGGTCATAGACTATAATGCGGGTCGTGCTGCGGTTTTCAACCACGAAATGAGTTTATAATGAATAACGGAATTGATCCAGTAAAGAGTTTGGCAGAAAAGATTGTTATGGAAATGGCTTTGATGTTACTTCAAGGTCATGGAGATTTGGGAAGGAAAGAATTGTTGGCAAAATATGGTGAATTTGGTTTTGAGATTGCAGAAGAATTCATCAAAGAAAAGACCGGAAAGTAAAATGAAGATTGGCCAAAAGATCTTAGTTTGTCATAATGATGAACAATGGATTGATACTATTCGTGGGTTTTTTACTCGCGAAGTAGTTTTAGAACCTTATGCTAGGAATGAATATATTCCTGCTGTTATTCTTACTGTAAGAAGTAATTGCGATATTTCTGATATTAAAAAGGTTGTAGAATGATTAGTTCTTATGATTACTTCAGAATATATTGTCCAGAAACAAATATGTATTACATTCATATGGATCTAGAATATTTTGATTGTGACAATAGTATTGAAACTCCGGCTTATTTTGATAAGCCTATTGTTTTTCATATGACTGAAGAACAAGTTATTAAAAGATGTAAAAAGCTTCAAGAAATTACTGGAAAATTCCACGCATATCATGTGGATGTATAATGAGAAGTTTTAAGGTTGATGGTCGTGTTTTCATTGGTTTTGATCAAAACTTTGAAACTGAACATGATTTGTTGTTAGTTCAAAACGAAGATTCTATTGAAGCATATGCTTTTGATAAAGGAATTGATGAAAGAATCTTAATTATGGATGATTTCTTAAGGATGCTTGAATTGATTGATAGTCAAGCAAAGATTATTGGATTTTATAGTGAGCAGGGTTTTCGTGGAGTTAAATTCTGCGACAATTCTATGATTTGGTCAAAGTCTCGTTTTAAGAATTAGTAATTATTTTAGTGTTAAAAAAGTTTTTTGTGTCCCTACTGAGTATTGAAAATGATTAAACAGATTGTAACTGAAATTTGGAATGGTGATAACGTTAAAATTCAATTAGGGTATGATAATCCCGAATGTTTGATTGGAAAAAAGGAACGTGAAGAATTTTCAATCAAAGATGGTGATTTTGAAATAGTAATGTATTATATCTGGGTGCCACGAAATAGGCATTAAGGTAAGAATATATTTTATCCTACTCATAATTGTATGGGTAGGATTTTTGATTGAAGCCACAAAGAAAAGATTAAGAAGATGATCATTTATCGTTATGAACATGAGAATGGTTTTGGTCCTTTTACTTTTGAAAATTATCTTACGGAATTAACAGACGAACAACAAGAACTCATAGAAATGATAGGTAATCACCTTGATTTTTCTATTCATCCAACTCCAAAAAGAAATTTATATATGGGGTTTGGTGGATTTGGAAGATTTTTCTTTGGTTGTGAATCAAAAGAAGAAACATTATTGTGGTTTAGTGATGATATTAGATATATGTTTAATATTTGTGGTTTTGAGTTAAAAGTCTATGATTGTCCTGATGAATATTGTGTAAGAGACCAAAATCAAATTGGTTTTATTAAAGAGTTTGCTAAAGATATTACTGATTGTGTTTTGGTTTAATAAAAATTTTGTCTTGGGTTAAATAATTATGGTAGAATTGGTGCTCTTGTTTACTTTTGTCTACTTCTTGAAAGCTATCTTTTGGGATAGCTGATAATGCTGCTAAAATCCAATGTAAAGCGATTAAACTGATTCTAGGTGTAATGAATCAAGTTTGCTTTACAATGCGTTAGAGAGCGTTTTAGAGAACCTCGAAATAAAAATAATTTTCTCCTCTTTTTGCTTGAAAGTGTTTTTAAAACGGATATAATACAAGTATTTCCGTAGTGGTTAAAGAAAGGTTGCTCGATTGTTGGTTGAGTGGTTGACTAATGAATGAACACACGTTATACTGTGTGTTGTTCGTTCGTTAACTCTTGCTAAAAGAATAAAATGATCAAAAACATTCTTGAAAAAATCAATGAAGTTGGTGGTAGATCTTACTTTGTTGGTGGTTGTGTAAGGGATGAAATTCTTTGTATTGAAAACAAAGATATTGATATTGAAGTATTCAATGTTGATATTCAAAAACTAATTAAAATTCTTTCTGAGTTTGGTAAGGTAGATGTTGTTGGTCAATCTTTTGGTGTTATTAAATTAACTACAAATGATAATGATTATGACTTCTCTCTGCCAAGAAGAGATAGTAAAATTGGTGTTGGTCACAAAGACTTTGAAGTTGTTGTTGATTCAACTATGACTATTGAAGAAGCAGCAAAAAGAAGAGATTTTACTTTTAATTCTATTAGTAAAGACGAAGATGGTAATGTTGTTGACCCTTTCAATGGTATTGATGATCTTAATAAAAAGATTTTAAGACATACTTCAGAATATTTTTCTGATGATCCTCTTAGAGTATTAAGAGGTTTTCAATTCTGTGGTCGTTTTGATTTGATTGCAGATATTTCTACTATTCGTTTATGTAAAAATATTAAGGATAGTTTTTCTTCTCTATCTAAAGAAAGATTCTGGGAAGAATTCAAGAAATGGGCTTTAAAGAGTACAAATCATAAAGCTGGTCTTGATTTTTTGGTTATGACTCATTGGATTGATAATTTTCCTGAGTTAAGAGATATTCTTGGAGTTCCACAAGAATTAGAATTCCATCCTGAAGGTTGTGTTTATACTCATACTTGTTATGTTGTAAATGCAATGAATGATATTTGTTTAAGAGAGAATATTTCTGGTGAAAGAAAGTTAATCTTAATTCTTGCTGCTTTATGTCATGATTTAGGTAAAGCAACTACTACTGTTTATAGAAAAGGTAGAATTTCTGCTCCTTCTCATGATGTTGAAGGTGGACCATTAACTAGAAGTTTTTTAAATAGGATTAAATGTCCTAATGAAATTATTGAAAAGGTTGTTCCTTTGGTTGAAAACCATATGGTTCATCTTAATGATGCTTCTAAAAGAAGCGTTAATAGACTATCTGTTAAAATTGGTAAAGCAAGTATTCTTGATCTTGTTTTATTAATTGAAGCTGATCATAGTGGAAGACCGCCAAAAGAAAAGAAAATGCCGGAAAAAGCAAGAAAAATGCTTGAAATTGCTATTGAACTTGGTGTTCAAAATGAGAAGCCTAAGAAAATTGTTTCTGGTAAAGATATTTTACAATACATCCCAGAAGGAAAAGATTTAGGTATAATATTAAATTATCTTTATTCTAAGCAATTGGAATGTAAGTTTCATGATATTGAATCTGGTATAAACATGATGAAGAAACATTATCTTTACCACAAGTATCAAAAATCTTGAACGATTTTTAGTCTGATGGTTGACTACTGAATAAACGCCTGCTAAAATGCAGGCTGTCCGCTAGTTTATCCCGCAAACCTGAAAGTAGAAAAATGATTACTTTGATTCTTTCTTCTGGTCAAAAGATTAGTTCTATTGGATTACCAATGGATAGTAAAAATCTTTGGGTTGGTCTTTATAATTATCAAATTGAAGAAGAAACTATGTACTTCTTTGGTGATAAGGTTTATGAATTGAAAGAAATGCACTGGATTGAAGTTGAACTTGATTCTGTTCCTGATACAGAATTTATGATTGTCAATAAAATTGAGATTGTTTAATGTTTTATCTTAAAAAGAATGATGAATATTTTGTTAGGTTTGAACTTGGAGTAATCCCGGTTTGGACAAAGAATATTTCAGAGGCTAAATCGTATAACGATGAAATAGCTTATGAAATAAAGAGAATGTGTTATAAATTTGATCCAGATTCTGATGTTATCTCTTACATTGAAGTAAAAATGATTGAATTCACTTGTAATGATCTTCCTATTCAAACTCAACAGTATTTAGATGTTGTTGAGATTTGTAATGACTGCGAAACAATTGAAGAAAATTCTTTTGTTAGTCACTTAAAAGATAGTCTTTCTAATAGTTGTGCTGTGATGCACGACAAAATTAATGATTATTATACAGATATCACTTTTGATAGTGATGTTTCTGTAAAGTTTTATGAAAGTGACTATCTAAAACTTTGTATTCTCAATAAAGAACAATCCGCCAGAGTAAGAAAGATTTTAGGTTAAATCTATGTCTGGTTTTATTACAAAGAAGGAAGTGCTATTTAATAGCCACTTCATTATCAAGAGTTATGGAATATCTTTCTTTTTCTCTTGTCTTATTGTTCAGAATGAAACATTTCTTGGATTGTTAGTTAAAAAAGGTAAAATCTAATGGTTTTTGAAGAAATTCTGTCAAAGATTGACGAAGAAGAAAAATCTTCTGGTAATGGATATTATGATGTATTCATTGTTGGGGATATGGTCATCAAAAGATATAAAGATACTATATCTCATAAACGTAGGTTTGATTCAGATGTTAAAAAACACAATGATCTTGATGATAGAAAACTATTACCCAAGATGATTGCTAATTTTCAACATGATATTTATTTTTATTTGATTGTTGAAAAAGTTTTATGTCTTGATCATAAATGGGAAGGAAATAAACAACATGGGCCATATTTTGAGTATCTAAGAAAAAAGATTGAGAATCACGATTTTTATGATAATATTTCAGAATATGAAAAAGAGTTGTGCGGTTTGAATTATACACTTTATGATATTCATGGTGGTAATTTTGGATATGATAAAGATCACAATTTTGTATGTTTAGATGAAGGATGCTTGTCTTATGAGAAGTGAAGAAGAAATTGAGAAAGAACTAAATATTGCTAAAGAACAACTTCAGTTTTTCTTTGACTCTTATTGTGTTTGCGGTTGTCAAAACGATAATATTGATTATTGGAAAGAAAGAATTAAAATACTTGAATGGGTTTTAGGTAAAAGCTAAACAAACAAGACTTTATTGCGACGAAACAAAAAATTATGCAGTACGAAAACTTAAGACAAGAACAAAAGAAAGCAGTTGTTCTTTGGTGGATTGAAAACGATCCTAATGAAATTATATTTGAGTATAGTGATAATTTTCGTTATGCTATTAAGGGTGATATTGACTCTGTTAATGAATATGAAAAACTTCGAGAAAGAGGTTGTTGTGGTGAATTAGATATTGAATTTACAATGTCTGATGGTTCTGTTTTGATGTATGGTTTTAATTACGGACATTAAGAAAGGTAAAAATGAATAGTAAAATGAAAAGTTTTTTATTAGGTGGTTTGATAGCTTTTATTAGTTGGATTCCTCTTTTATTTGTGTTGTGGATAAAATGATAGGATGTTTCTGTTTTGGTTTTGTAGAATCTATTATGTTAATAGGGTCTGGTGTTTATTCTTTGTTATGTTTTTTGGTTTTAAATAAAATAAAATGAATATTAAAGAAGTTGTTAATCGTGGTGTTATGTTTTTAAATTTCTTCAATCCAGGATGGAAAGAAAAAATCGATATTGATAATTTAAATATGGGTGATCCAAAACTATGTATTCTTGGCCAACTATATGGAGATTATTGTTTAAATCCTTTAACTCATGATCAATGTTTTGAATATGGATTCAGCACAATTAGTGATAGTGATATGCTAAAACTAACAAAAGAATGGAAATCTCGTTTTATACAAAAATTTAACCTAGATATTGATGATGTAAAACCAGGAAAATATATTGTTTTTGGTGTAAATCAACAAGGGTTTATAGAGGGCGATGTAATTGATGTATTAGAGAAAGAATATATAGATGGGTTAGAAACCAAAAATAATGTATGCAATGTAATAGTACATAATAATCGTTTATATCTTGATCCTCCAATAATCGTTGTTCCAAAAAAGGTTTGAACGATTTTTGAACCGATGGTTGACTACTGAATAGTCCTTATGTATAATGGGGGCTTGACGGGAACGATAATCCAACAAAAGAGAGAGTAAAAATGTTAGTAAAGAATGCGAAAAACGTGTTGAAGAAAACTGTTATGAATCTTGCTCCAGAAGGAAAAATTCTGAAGAAGAAATATAACTTTGAAACTCAACCATTAGAGTATGTTCTTTATTCTATGTTGAATGGAAAGAAAGATGAAGCTGAACGTAAGTTTCATTGTCTGAAGATGTATTATGACCAAACATATGTAAACTATGGGCGTGGTACAAATCTTGTTCATAAAGAATTGTGTCGTGATATTAATATTCCACAAGTAAAAGCATTTTTTGAAAAGTTTGTTGAGAAGGTGAATAAATGATTCTAGAGTTTAAAGATGAGTTTTCATTTTTAAGTAATTTCTTTCCTTGTAAAGTTGTTATTGGATTGAAAGAATTTCCAAGCTCTGAACATGCTTTTATGTCATTCAAGAATACTTCTGATGAATGGCAAAAAGAATGTCAAAGAAAAGATTTGACTTGTGGACAAATTAAAAGATTAGGAAGAAAAATTGATTTGGTTCATGATTGGGAAGAAGTTAAATTCAATGCAATGAAAATTGCAGTTTTGTCTAAGTTTAGACAGAATAAAGATTTGGGTGAAAAATTAATTGCAACAGGAAATCAAAATCTTGTTGAAGGTAATGTATGGGGAGATATAGTGTGGGGAGTTTGTTTAAAATCAAATCCTAATATTGGTGAAAACCATTTAGGTAGAATCTTAATGCAGGTTAGGGATATTATTAAATGATTATTGAAACTATAACAACTTCAAAGAATGAAGTTCAACAGTATTGTGACCGAAACAATGGTCTTGAAACTGTATTTTCTCCTTCTCATCATAATTATGATGTTTTGTTTTATGATCGTATTGAAGGAAAGTATTATGATCGTACACTAGATATGTATGTTGAGTTGGAAGATTTACAGTACTACGGAATAATAAAATGATTCAATATTTTCAATCCTTTCCTTATTATGCTTTTGATAGAGTAGAAGTAGTTTGTATAGGTTTTTTCTACACAAATATGGCTTTTATGACTTGTGAATGGAATATTAATACAGGAGTAATAGAAAAATCTATTTTTACACCATGATAAATTAATTTAATTTGGTCCGGTATGTTTGGGTTTAACACAATAAGAGTATTGAAAATGAGATTGTTTATTGCTTGCGGATTAATTGGTGTTATTTTTAGCCTACTTGGATATCAAGTATTGAATGTTGATTCAACAATAGAATATAAAAATTCTATAGCACTATTATTATCTATTATTGTTGCAAATCTATTGCATAAGAACTAATAATGCAAATCCTATTATCTAATGGTAAGATTTATACTCTATTAACCCCAAGTTTTTATAGAGACGGAATTAAATCAACTTACATTACACATAATAATGAAGTTTGTTTTAATGGTTTTTCCCTATTGTTGATCGTGGCATTCTTTACATTGTAGAGTATTTATATGAAAACTATTACTAAACAAGAATTACTTAACATTGTGGCTAAACAAAAAGGTGCCACATTTGTTTCTATTGAAACTGAAACAGAACAAAAATTGCTGGGAGGTAAAAGTAATCCACTAAAAGGATTGATTAAGAGAAGTAAAATTGCTGGTGTTTTGAATGGTAATTATACCAATATGGTTAATAACCAAAGAATCAGAGAAGAAAAAGAATCTGATTTTGTGGCTCAACCTAGAGTTTGGGGAATTAGAATTGAAGGAACCCCATTAATAAAACATAAAGATAATTACTATATTGAGGTTAAAGTCCAGTCAACTCAAAAGCCAGATTATTTTCTAGGTGAAAAAAGAATTGAAAATGATGATGTAAAACCTTTTTTACCGCAAAGAAAAGCTAATCAAGGATTGGATACAGATATTATTTTGAGGGATTATAATATTTCCTCTATTAAGAGAATTAAGATTCTAGGAAACGAATACTCTGTTTTGGGATAAATTATGATTGATTGGCTTAGACTTACTGTTTTTTCTGTATGTTTACTTTTTTGTCTACTATGTTGGTGGGTAGTAGGATTCACAATTCTTTCTTTATTTAAGGTATTTGTATGAACGTTATTGTTTTAGAAAATCAAGATGAATTCTCAAATCTTGACCAAAAGATTATCTTTCATAATACGAGAGATATTTCAGATTACTTTAATGAAAAAGGATATACAGTGTCTTTATCTGTTATGGGTGATGATATTGAAGTAAAATTGAGAAGTGAATTTGGAACAGTAGCAGAATATAGTGGTTATTGGTGTAAGTTTGTAAAGTAAATTGTTATTGGGTTATAGCTTAATTGGTTAAAGCAGCATCCTTATAAGGTGAAGATTGTGGGATCATGCCCCACTAACCCTATTGTTTATTTATCCTCTTTTGAAAGAAAATAATGTTTGAAAAACAAATTGAATCTGGTGTTGCGTTTCTTAATGAAAACTTTTCTGATTGGTTAGGTAAAATAAATTTAGAAGAATTAAATATGACAGATGGAAAATGTTGTATTTTAGGTCAAGTTAGACCAGGAGAAGATATTTGTGGTTTTCACTCAATTAAACATGAATATAACCTTTCTTGGAATGAAACAGAAGAAATGGGTTTTGGTGTTTCGTATGAAGATGAAGAAAAAGATGTTTTAGCTTGGGGAATTCTTCAACAAGAATGGGAAAATAAAATTAAGGAATTAAGAAGTGTATAATCTTTCTCAAGAGGAACTAAGAGAATTTCAAGAATTAATTCAATCATCAGAATTATATGGATTAACTGATGAAGAATATACAAGATTCTTGGAATTGAAAGATAAAATGGATCAGGATGATTTTGATGATTTTTTGTGTGCTACTATAGGATTATTTTAAGGAAAACAAAATGCAAATTGATAAAGTTGTGACTCATATTGATTTTGATAGTAATGAAGTAATGATTACTCTTGAAGATGGAACAAAGCTTCATTTTTATCATTATCAAGATTGCTGCGAGCAAGTTTATATCTATGATTGGAAGGGTGATCCACACCAATTAGTAGGAAAGAAACTTCTTATGGTTGAAGTCGATAATGATGATTTTATTTCTGAAATGCCAGAAGAACCATATGAGTCTTATACTTGTACTAATTTCAAATTCATTACAAATGAAGATACTGTTATTAGTCGTTGGATTGGAGAATCTAATGGTTATTATTCAGAGAGTGTTGATCTTAATGTTATTGCACCAAAAGTAGAACAATGAAAAAAGAATATGATTCAGACGAGTATTTAGTTTATTTCTTATGTATCCTTAGTATTGTTGTTTTTATTGTTGTATTTTATTTTGTTGTAAAAGGTCATAATCTACAAGTAGAAAAACAAAAACAACAAATTCAAACCATTTATGATAATGGAAAGAAATCAGCAGAAAAAGGAATAGATATTCTTGCGAATCCCTATTCAAAAGAACAACATCCACAAGAACATATTATTTGGTTTAGCGGTTATATTGCAGGTAAAGAATAAAAATGAAGTGCTATATATTTTCAGACAGTCATAATTTACACACTAATTTAAATATTCCAGAATGTGATATGATTATATTCTGTGGTGATTCTACAAATAGTCGAGATCCAGCAATTAATGAAAAAGAAGAAATAGATTTTCTTGATTGGTTCTCACAACAAAAAGCAAAATACAAAATTATGATTGCAGGAAATCACTCTACTGCAATTTATAAAAGATTGGTTGATCCGCGAAAATGGAAAGGTATTACTTATCTTGAACATGAGTCAATTAATATTGAAGGATTAAATATATTTGGTTCTCCATATACTCCAAAATATGGAGACTGGGCTTTTATGTATAAGAGAAATAGGGGAGAAGTTATTTGGAGTAGTATTCCAGATAATGTAGATATAATAATAACTCATGGACCTAGTAAAGGGATATTAGATTTAGCTCATGATGAGAATGATAGAAGTAATATTGTTCAAGTTGGTTGTCAAAGCCTAGCTAATAGGATCGAAGCAATTAAACCTAAATATCATTTCTTTGGTCATATTCATACAGAAGATACTCTATATAATAGAGGAATATATTCTAATGGTGTTACTACTTATGTTAATGCGGCTTGTTTGAATCATAGGAATAAACTTTTCTATCAAGGATTATTATTGGATCTATGAAATATATCTTTTTTATTTTTGGTTTGTTGTTTTATTTTGCTTCTTTTCTTTCTCTAACTGACTTTGAATATCAAACATCTTTTTTGTATTTATTTTTGATTGGTAATTTCTTTATTTTTTGTGGAATGTTTTATGAGTAATGGTTACGCTGTACTTTATTTAATTATTGGTTTAATTGGTATTTTGGTTGGTTTAATAACTGCTTCTGATCCTGATTTATCAGAAATTGCAGGACTTCATATTGTTGGTGGGGTTATTTTTGGTGCTATTGGATTTTTCTCTTTAGTAGAAGGCGAAAAGAAGGAATGAAAACACTATTTTTTCTCCTTTTATCTTATATTCCGATCACAAATATAGAAGAAATCTATGTTGAGAAAATTGTTTTAAATCACTACCACAATAAGGAAAGTGGTAATCTTATTTTATCTCAATATATTTTTTATAAATGGTTGCAACTACCAGAAGAAAATGGATATAGGGCTGTAAACTGGTTTAGAAAGAAAAATGATATAGTAAGAGAAGGAGAATATTACTACTTCTACCTAACCCATAATAATAAAACCTATAAAATTAAGAGTAGGATTTTTAGAGAGATTAACTCTTTTTATGATATGGAAAGAAAAGATTGTAAGATTCTACCTGAAGAAGATCGACCCTATTACATTCAGGCGTTTTGAAAAAATTCTGAAAACACACTTGACTAGCGAATGAATACGGTGTAAAATGTAGGCTGTCCAGTCGATATCCACCAGAATGAAAGTAAAGAATGTTTTCCATTAAAACTCATAATGGTAAGATTACAGTTTACAATCCTAAAACTGGAAATCAAAGAACATTTATGATTAAAACTCAAAAGAAGGATGCTAAATTTGCTCCTTCTGCAAGAATTATTTATTTACTCATTGGTCAGAATAATGAATCTGATTATTTGCCTTTTGGTTTTGTGAATGGTGAGAAAATTACTTTATGGAAGAAGTATAGAACGAAGCAATATAAAATGCTTGCAAAGATAATTGAAGACCCTACTATTTTTCCTTTTATGGAATATCATCATGAAGGAAAATGTAGAGTATGTAATCGCACACTTACAGATAGAAATTCTATTTTATCGGGTATAGGTAAAAAATGTGCCTCAGAATAATTCATAAAGGTAAAGTTTACAACCTCTTTAATGTTTATTTTACCTCTTTTTCAATTTGTGGCAATTTCGTAAGTAAAGATGTTGTTTGTCGTGGTTGTTTTAAGATAAAGGATATTTATGTGCAATAATTGTGATAATGAAGAAGTTGTTGAACAAGAGTTGTGTCAGCCTTGTTTAGATAATCTTTCTGAATGTGAAGAGTGCGGAGAGAAAATTCTTGACGAACAAGATTCATTTACTGTTTGTGGTAATGAATATTGTGAAAGTTGTCATGATAATCTTCCATATTGCCATCATTGTGAAGAAACTGTATTAGAAGTTAATGAACATAATGTTTGCGATGGATGTGATTATGATTATTGTAACTGTGAATATTGCAATAGTTATGTTTTAAGAGAATCCACATTATACGACAGTAATGATGATAATGTTTGTGAAAGTTGTCAAGAAGATGGTTGTATTCCTTATGATTCATCTGCTTGGTATAATTTTGATGATTTAACTTATTATGGTGGAGAATATTATGTTGATCCACCAAGTTCTAACGGAATTTGTTCATATCATTCTTGCGATAAAGAAAAAATTTCTGGTTCTAATTCTGGTAATTATGTCGGGTTTGAACTAGAGATTATTCCTAAAGTTGACCGTGACGAATTAGCAGAAGAAGTTTTAGAACTTGAAAATCTTCATTGTGAAGAAGATGGTTCTTTAGATGATGAAGGTTTTGAGATTATTTCTAATTATGGAGATTTAGATGTTGTTCTTAAACTAGCAGAAAGAGTTTGTAATACTGTTAGTGGAAAAGCAATTAGTCATGATACAAGTTGTTGTGGACTTCATGTTCATTTAAGTAAATATACAAATTTCACAACAGCAAAAATGATTTGCTTCTGGAACGATCCAGATAATGATGATTTTATTTTAGAGTTTGCCAAAAGGAATTGCACAAGTTATGCACAGAAAGATTCTTCAAAATGTATCTCCAATTTTAATGATAAAGATTATGGTTGGTACTACGATTTCGAAGATAAATACAATATTGTAAATGTTACTCATAGAACTGTTGAAGTTCGTGCTTTTCGTGGAACTACAAAAAAGGAAAGATTATTAGCATGTATTGAATTGTCTTACTTTACTCATGAGTATTGTAAAGAATGCGATAAGATTAAGGATTTAACCTGGAAAAAGTTTATGGAGTGGCTTCCTGAAAAATCCATATGGATTAAACCTTATTTAGAGTCTCGAAAATTTAACATGAAAGGTGAAGAAGTATGTGCGTAATCATTCATAAAGTTGACACACTTGATGAAAACACTATTGTTGATTGTTTTACTTCTAACCCTGATGGTTTTGGGTTAATGTATCAAGAAAACAATAGGGTTGTAACCCACAAAGGATTGTATGAGATTGATTATATTATTGATCTTTTGCATAAGTTTCGCGATAGAGAGTATGTTGCCCATTTTAGAATTGCTACTGTTGGCAATATTAACAATGATAATTGTCATCCTTTTTATTGTGGGGGTAGTACATATTTAATGCACAATGGTACGTTAGACATTAACATTTACAAAAAGAAAATGTCTGATACTTGGCATTTTGCTCAACTAATGAGAGCTGCAAAAGTAACTAATAATTTATTAGATCATCTTCCAAAAATTGTTGGTGATAACAAGTTAGTATTTATGAATAAGAAAAGTACAAGACTTGTTGGTAGATTTGAAGAATATGAAGGTAATTATTTCAGTAATCTTCGTTGGTTAGACTATAAATTATATGATAAGGATTTTTATTCCTCTTATGCTTATCTTGATAATTATGCTTATGACGAAGAAGATGTTGAAGTGTTAAAATATTATGGTTATGATCCGTCAGATAGTTATTATAAAGATAAATGGAACTATAGATGATTAAAGTATTTGTTTACGGAACCTTAATGAAAGATATGTATAATAATTATCTTCTGAAAGATTCTGAGTTTTTAGGATATTCCTTAGTAGAAAACTTATTACTATTTGATTTAGGTTATTTTCCAGGTTGTGTAAAGCTTAATTTTAATAGTGATAGTTGTGTTTGGGGAGAGGTCTATAGTGTTGATTTTGAAACTTTAGAAAATTTAGATAGACTAGAAGGTTATCCTAATCTCTACTCTAGAGAGTTGGTTGATACTGATTTTGGACCAGCATATACCTATTTGTATAATCATGTTGTTCCTATTGATAATATTATTGGTTGTGGTTGCTACCGTTCTTATTTAGGAGTTTGTAATGAAATTTGATTATTCAAAAGAAGTTGATCGTGGTGTTGCTTTATTAAATTCTATTTATCCTGGATGGCAAGGTAAAATTGATTTACAAAAATTTAATATGTCTTTACCATCAACTTGTATTTTAGGACAGCTATATGGTTATTATTATGATGTAAAAATTCTATATCCAAAAGAATATGGTTTCGTTTGCGATCATAATATCCCATATAGTTATAAAGATTTAACAGAAGAATGGATTTCTAGGTTGGTAAAAACGTTTGATCTTTCTAAAGATAAAGTTGAACCAGGAGAATATACTATTCTTAAGAAGTTATACTCTTCAATGGGTTCTGGTTGTGAATCTGGAGATACTGTTAAAGTTATTGAATTTATTCCTCCTTATACAGCCGAGAATGAAAAGGTAATTAATATGGTAATTATTCAAGATATGTTATTCTCAAACTGTCCACTTTTGGTCACTCCATTGAAAAAAGACTGAATGATTTTTAGTTCGATGGTTGACTACTGAATAGTCCGACTGTATAATACCGGCATGACGGAACGTTAGCCGTTAAGAAATCTTTTGTTTCCTATTCATTTGTTTTCGGTGTATATATCTTAGGGAGATAGTACAACAATATAAATGAATAGGAGATTAGAATGAAAAAAGAATTCTCTATCGGAGAAAAAGTTAATAATTATACCGTCTTAGAAAGAGTTTATGTAAGAAATCCATTAAGAAATTATTACTTATGTAAATGTGATTGTGGTAATTTATCAAAAATAAAACCCAGTAATATGGGTGTTCACAACTGTTGTAGAAGTTGTGCAGGAGAATTTAAAAAGAAATTTAATATAGGAGACTTAATAAAAGACTGTGAAATTATTGATTATATAAAATCTGAACATAAATATGTTTTAAAATGTATTTGTGGTCAAGATTTTAAAAAAGGAACAAATGATTTAGATGGACCTTGTATATGTTGTAAATCTTGTTATAAACAAAAATATTATGAGTATAGTAGAAAAGCTGATGAAAATATTTTAAAAAATCAACAATATAGCAGATATCAAGACAACGCAAGAAAAAGAAATCATGAATGGAATATATCTAATGAAGATTTCTGTTTATTGATAAGTAAAAAATGTTATTATTGTGATTCTTATCCAGATAGAGAAGTTAAGGGTAAATCTAAAAATAATCCTTTAGTAATTTTAGTACATGGATTAGATAGAGTTGATAATTCAAAAGGATACAGTTTGGAAAACTGTGTAACCTGTTGTGAACTTTGTAATAGGGCTAAAAGAGCTTTAGATTTAGAAGAATTTGAAACCTGGATAAAAAAAATATCGGATAACCTTCAAAACAAAGGTTCTTTCAAAGAAAGAATAAAATGAAAAATTATCGGAAACTTAAAGAAATGCTTGAACAAAATGGTTTTGTCTTAGTTAAAGATGGAAATCATCCAATTTTTAGTAAGAATGGAAAAACTGTTCTTGTAACTAAGAATATTCGAGACCCAAAAACAATATTTAAAAGAACGGTTAAGTATTATGAGCAGTCTTGAATTAATAAGAACAAACAATCTTGAATTGGTAATAGAAAAAAAGATTGTTTTAGAAAATGTTAAAAAACCTTTAAGTGACAGTGATCTTATCTTAAAAGAAGCTAAAATTATTTTAGCTGAACTAGATATTGATGAACTAGGAGAATGTAGTGTCTTTGATTGAAGTTGTGGATAAAATCCCAGAAATTGATTCAATTACACTTGAAGAAAAGAAAGATTTTTATATCTTAACTGTATCATACACTCCTAGATATGGTTTTGGTATGATTTATCAAGGTTCTAGTTCTATACCAAATGATGATGGTGTTTGGGAATCTTTTAAAACTATTACAATTAGTGATATTGATGCTTGGGAAAATTGGAAAGATGGTGATGAATTTAAACCAAAAACAGAAATTCAATTACGGTTTCCAAAACAAGTATATGGTATGTCTTTAGATAGAGAGAAAGAAACTGAAACTTATCTGTTCTTTAAGAAAAATTTCTTTTATAATAGGAAAGAGTTGGTTAGTATAGATTATAGAAGTTAGTTTAATATGGCTCTATGGTGTAAGGGATGCACAAAATTCTTCTAAAATTTAGGTCCAGATTCAAATTCTGGTAGGGCTACTGTTTATTTTTGTTCGTAATTAATAAGGAAAAGAAAATGCAAATCGTTGGAAATCAAGTAGTAGAAGTAAAGAACAATCAACATCATCTTGTAGAAATTGAAGTAGATGGTGTTAAAAAATGGATTAGAAGTGGACGTAAGATTCCTGGTACAGTTCTTGTTTATGCCAATATCTATGACAAGTTTATTATTCTAAAGCGTACTGCTCAAGGAAATAAAATTCAAAAGCCAATTAAACAATTATATTCTACTGTAGAAGAATTGAATCTAATGTTAACAACTTTCTTTGGTGTGAGTGTAACGTCCTAAATAATGGGATCAAATCACACACATTTAGACATTTTTTTGAGGTTAAAAGAATTAGCCCAAACCTTTATTTGTATCAGTGAAATAGATACTCATTTAGGTTCTAGCCACAGAATAACCTTATATTATAATTCTCCTATTATTATTCATGTAGTAGGTGAAAAATTAGTATGTAAGAACAAAGCGTTTGTAGAAATAATGGAACAAGATGAATTATTGAAGGAATTAATATGACAGAAGAACAACGAATTGAAGTCAAAACAAATATTGTTTGTACTATACTTGAAAATTGGGAAAAGTATAGACCAAATCTTGATGAAGAACAATTAATATCAATACTAGATGTTGATTGGAAAAATTTAGAACCAACACCAGTTAATATGATAGATATTGGTGGTAAACTTTTATCTAAGTTAGTAAATGATATGGCTGACAAAATTATTGAGAGGTTTTAAATGTTTAGAATCCTAAAATATCCGGTAGGTGTTGAAAACGGAAAACCTTATGCCTGGTGTCCAGAAGGAAAGTGTATTAGAATTAGTTATGTTGATGACCAGTTCTATTTAGGTTATTTTGCATGGCTTATTGTTGATTCAGATTTAGAGCCTAAGTTTGAAAAGCGCTTTCTAAAAGCAGAAAGAATTAATGAGGTAAAAGATCCTCTTGTTATTCAATTAGGAGTTTTAGAAGAACAAGTGATTGAAACAGAAATGAATACTGAACCTGGTTTTGTTTCTATTAATGAAGGAAAAATATATCTTACACTAGAAAAGGATTGTATTTTTGGTGGAGATACAAAATATAAGATTTGTGGATACAAGACAGGTCAAGACATATCTATTCATCCACAAAATTTAGAATATCTTGGTTTTGTTCCTTTGATTATTAAACAAGAAATTGCTATTTACTTCTTTAGGGTTTATAGATGAAACTTAGAATTGTAAAAGAAACCAAATATAATATCTTTACAGATCAGACAAAAGAAGAATTTGTCATTCAGTATTCTTATTTTGGATATTTTTGGTCAGAATATGGTGATGAATTTTTCTATACTTGTAGATCTGAATCTATAGATTGTATTAATAAAACATTAAAACATCTATATGATATTCATGGTTGGGAAGTAGTTTCTAAAGAGGTTATAAATGAATGATTATCAATCCTGTTTTGATGTAGGTAGATGTGATGCAGAAGAATTTATCTATGATAACCAATACAAAAATTGGGATCAGGTAAATGCTTATAATGATGGTATAGAATCTTATCTTAAAGAAACAAATTATCCACTTACCCTAGAAGAATATATCAAATCATGTACGGCAAATTACCAGAAGTAGTTGGTTATTTTTTCGAAGATGAAGGTAGGAGAGAATTTTTTACTTATCAATACCTACCAATTAAAATGCCTGGTCATAGTTACTACAGAATAGAAGAAAGGTTGTGGCCTTTTACTAATTTAATTGATGATGTAGTTCACCACTATAATAATAGGTTTGGTGTAGATAAATATCGTTCTATGTATGTTTATTTAACTGCAAAAAGGATGTTTCAGAGAAATGGATGTGGATTTAATCGTAAAGGTCTTCATTCTGATTCTTATATGTCAGATGATATAAACTATTTATTTTGTGATTCTCAACCCACCATATTTAATACTTCCCCTTTTATTCTTAGTCAAGATGACCAGTTATCACTAAAGGAAATGGAAGAACAAGCATTACCAGAGAATAATGTTACATTCCCTCTTAATTCTATTCTATGTTTGGATCAATATTGTATTCATAAAGTAGGAGAAATTGAAGATGGTGTTAGAACTTTTGTTAAATTGACATTCTCTGATAAGAGGTTTGATCTTGAAGGAAACTCTCACAATTATTTGCTTGACTATAATTGGTCGATGCGACCAAGGAATGAATCGCGAAATGTTCCGCATCTGTAAAAATTCTGAGTTTGTACTTGACTAACGAATGAATCAGTGGTAAAATGGTAGCATGACGGGACGGTAAGTTACTCTTTTAAGGTTTGAAAATGTTAATGTACTTTGAACTAACAGAACAAGAATTAACTAGACTAATTCCTATTATGCAGGATAATATATTTAGTCACTGGTTATCCAAACCTATTATTCAAGTTGTCGTTAATGGAAACGAAATTGGTTTAGGTGTTGACAATTTAGATGGTAGTTTTGAGATTAATGATCTTGCCATGAATATGATTTCTTCTTTTATTGCTGGTTATGAAGTAGGATTGGATTATTAAAATGAAAATAACAACACAACTTCCTATTGGAAAATTAACAGTAGATATTAGCTCACGTAGAGTTGTTCATCTTCTAGCTCATACAGATTTTGGCGAAAAGAAACTGTATCTGAATCAAATTATCTTTCGTGCAGAGCTAGAGAAAGATTCCTTTGTTAAAAGAGGTTGGACTTGTACTACGACTTTTAATCAAGATATGATTGATAAAATTACAGAACTAGATCAAGTGTTTTTAGGTTCTGGATTTACTATTTTTGATTTGGATGGTGAGGTTTTATATTAGCATGAATAAAATTTCAAACGCAACGGTTTATAGCCTTATATTCAATCGCGGACTTTTGCCTTCTGTTGATAGAGAATATGAAGATGAAAGAATGAAACAAGCAGTTATTGAATTGACCGAACTAAGAAAGAAAGAAAAAGAGATATGTAAAACTATTGCCACTCTTTTTCCTTTTAAGTACGAACTATACATTTATACTGATGACGATTACGTTGTTGATATTAAAGATAGTTCTATTTCTAGTAGCGGGTGTGTTTATTTTCATTCAATTGAAGAGCTAGAAAATTGTGTTAAAGAAGCAAGAATTACTCCAGATGATGATTTTCTTAGAGTTATTCTTATTCAGGCTGTAGAAACAATTAAGCAAGATGAAGAGTTTTCTTTTCAAGGTAATCAAACTGTAGAATTAAGTAAGGTATAAAAAGGAAAAATAAAATGAGTGCAATTTGTTGTATTAAGGTAACACCAGAAACATCACCTTTAGTTCAAGAGGTTTTGTTTAGTTATGGTTGGTGTTGGAATGGACTAGGAAAGAATGTTTACTACACAGAAGTTCCTTATCTATTTATTTACGAAGACAAAGATATTTGTTATGGAGATAATCGAGATGATGACAAAGAAGTTTCTTTCCATGAACTTCTAGTATTTTTGAAGACTGGAAAGTTTCCTAAGAAAGATGTTACTTTTTCCTCTAAAGGATTTAATGTAGTAATCTCAGAAGATGGAACAAAAATTAGTCAGAGTACAGATTGTAAGAATATTCCAAACGATTTAATTCTTGAAATTGCAGAGAAAATTAAATGCTTTTAACTGGCTCTCGTGCTTTAGATTTTTATCTCAATAGAAACAACGAAAATTCTGATTGGGATTTTATTGCTTCTGAAGCGGAATTGAATAAGATAGAACTTTCTTTTTGTGGTCAGGATGCTATTAAGGTTGATAATGTAGAATTCTTGAATAGAGAGTGTTTGAATAATAGTAAGTTTGTTGGTGGTATTGAAACACTATATCACACAAAAAATAATGAGTGGTGGTTTAACTATACTATTTGTACTCTTGAAGAATTATACATTCAAAAGCGTAGTCATGTTCATCGCCCATTAAAATTCTTAAAACATATTCACGAACTAGAATTGATTAAGAAAGAATGTAAGGATATTGGTAGTTGGCCAGTTAATCTTTCTCTTTTACAAGAAAGAACAAAACTAACAAAAGAAAAATATGGTGATAGAGTTCCTTCATTAAATAAAACGAATCAGGAATTTTTTGATGATACTGTGACTAAGTATTATGTACATGATGATTTACATAAGGTTGTAGCTTATTATGACAAACCTATTTATGAAACACTAAAAGTAGATGGATCACTAGCTAAATGTGAAAGAACTCTATGGAACATGCTTCATCACGAAGATAAAATTAGGTGTGTAAGAGAAGAAGCTTATGTTATTGCGTTAGAAAGGTTTATTATTCCCTATTTAGTTAGGGGAGAAAAACCTATGCCACAATATTTAGCTTTTTACAAAGCCTTAGATAAAATTGCAACGACTTTAACCAGCAATTGGTTTAGAGATTTTGCTATTGATAACTATTTTGAAATTAAGGATGATCCTGTTGATTTTTTAAGTTTGTTTAACCAAGAAAAAGATTATTTAGAGAGGGTAAAATGATTAAAGCATTGTTAGAAGATAATTCTTCAGAAGTTAAGGAATTTTTAGAGTTTCCTTATGAAAATAGACCATACGAAATTGGTGGTTATATTTTAACTTGTCTTGAACAATATGGAGGGGAGGATCAGGGTATTTCGTATTTTGTTGTTTTCTCTGTAGAAAAAGATATGCAAAAAGAAATCTATCGTTGTGATGGATACTATTACTCTTATGATGGAGTAACTATTGATCCTTGGGATTCTTATGAAGTAAAACCAGAAGAAAGGGTTATTATTGAATGGGTGAGAAAGTGAAACTACCTTTGTTCCACGAAGTTTACGAAACTTATAATGAAGATGCGAATGCGATTGATTGTGAAGTAACTCATGCTTTAAGACCATTGATTGAAAAATATTCTGAAAATTACAAGATGAATGAACTTGAAAGTATTTTTCTATGTGCTGTTAATTTAGAATTTGCACAACAAAGACTAGAAAGAAATATCGCTTTAAAAAGGAAAGAAAGATTTAAGGAAATAGAAAATGCAGTTAACTAAAACAACAGAGTACGTTACTCGATTTAAAAAAGAAGAATATAATCTTTTCACCGACATTAATCTGGTAGTAAATTATACAAATGATAAAATTGTAGGTCAATCTATTCCTTGTAGTTTTAAAAACTCTACTCATTTTACTTACACAAACAATAAGAAAAAGTTTCTTGAATTATTCCAAACTAAATATTTCCACTATATAGATGATATTCCAGAAGAGTATGTAGTAAAAGATTATAAAACCTACTTTGAGAATAACGAATTCAAAAAGGAAAATCTATTCAATGTTTGTTGGTACGATCATACTTTAAGAGATTATAGAAATCAACCAATTCCTATTCTAAGAAATTGTGGATATATTGGAGGTTTCCAAGAAAGTAGTTCAGAATGTGAGTGTTATCATAATTGGAAATGGAATAGGTTAGGAGAATTTTTATTGAACCACAAAAAAGTCTTTAACCTTAAAGAGATTACTATTCCCTATTATAATCAGGATTTTGGTGGTCAAAGAGCTTTTGAATTTGATGTTATTTACAAGGATAGTTTAGGAATAGATGCTGTTAGAAAGATGATTAAGTTTTTAGGAATTGATGTGAAAGAATTATGTTATTAAACAAGGAGAAAGAATGAAACTACTACTATTAGCACTAATATTATTCCCTGTTAATTTATATGCAGAGACTTGGACATTCGTTGAACCAGATGATAATTTAGTAAAGTCTGTTGTAGCAATTACTGGTTCTGAAGTTATAGATGGAAAATTAACTAAAGCTGGTGTTACTGGTGTTATTGTTGAAAAAACAGATAAAGTATCAAGCACTAATCCAGATTATGTTCTTGGAAAAATTTTAACTTGTGAACATGCTGCAAAACAAGATATTGAAATAGTGTTTTTTAATGGAAAGAAAACTAAAGCCGCTGTTCTTAAAACGGATAAAGAGGCTGATCTTATGCTTTTAGGAGCTTATATTCATAAGGATGTTAATGCTGTTGAAGTTTATGATGGTGATAATCCAACTGGTGTTGTTTATGGTTTAGGTGGAAAATATGGTTTAGTTCCTAATAGAAATAATTTACGGGTTTTTATTGGTAGTCGAATTGGACCTAAAACCAGGAATATGTTTTTGGATGTAAATTTGGTACCAGGAGATAGTGGCGGGCCAGTTTTTTATAATAACAAATTAACGTCAGTAGTGTCTGGTGGATGGTTTTGGATCAAAGAAAATAACAGCTCTTATACTTGGCCTTTAAGAGGGGCATCAAATATTACTATTAAGGAATTTATAAATGGAAAACAATAGTTTTGGAAATCAATGCTTAGAAAACCTAGATATCTCTATTGATGACAAACTTGATTTTATCAAGAAAAAAGATATTGAAGTTTATACTTATATGATTGGGTATCTTACTGTTTTAGCTTTAGATCCAAGATTTTTCAATGTATATGAGTATATTCTAAATCTTTATGTTAATCACACCTACACGCTTTTAATGCGTCAAAAAGTGAATACTGAACCGTCACTAAACTGAAAAAATTATGAAATCACACTTGACTAGCGAATGGTCGTGCTGTAAAATGTAGTCTGTCAAGTCACCCTCTTACAAGGAACATAAAATGAAGAAAGTTGTTTTAGAAAAACCAGAAGTTGCTGTTGTTGAATTATTGAATGTTAATACTAATAGGTATTATGGAGTATCTAATAAAAATGGATTAAAAGGATCCCTTACTAGAAGGAATTTTTATAATGGTCAATATTCAGCATTTTGTTGTCAAAGTGTTACAAAAGGAAATGCTTGGGATGGACATGATTCAGAAAAATTAGTTGACGTTATTAAAAATCTTATTTCTTCTTCACTTTTTACTGTCTACGAATTTGAAACATCAAAAGAACTTTTTGCTTGGTTGGCGGAATAAAATGATTATTAGTTTTGAATTATCTATGCCTAATGTTGGGTCATGGAATGGTAGATGGTCTGGCGAAGATAAAAGATATATTATTCGTAAGAGTGTTAGATCAGAAAAAGATATTAAGAAAGCTATATCTCTAATTGGGTATCATTACTATAATTTTGGTGATGGTTGGGGTGCAGGAATCACTGTTAAAGAAATTGATTCTAGTGAGTCAAGAAAGCTAGAAAAATATAGAAAGAATGGTTTTTGTGGATATAATTGGATGGTTGATAGTTTGTGGAATTATGGTGAGATTTTAAACGATCTACAAAAACAAAAAAGGAAACAGGAAAATGTATCAACTTAACGAAAGAATTAATGATTATACTATTGTAGGTATGACAACCTCAGAAGTATTCATTCTTCAAATGGGTGGTAAAAGTGATTTTACTAATCTGGATTTGATAGATAGAGATTGGAGACAAAAGCCAATCTATATTGTAAAGTTTGATACTCCACGAAAAAATATGTCGATGGATGATTTACAAAGGATTTATCCAGATATGAATTATTTTGATCTTAAAATGATGTATGATTCTTTACCTCTTTATCAATTCCAATCTTTAGTTGAAGCCGCTATTGAGGTTAAAACATAATGAAACTAAGAGTAGTAATGAAGTGTCCTGATGCACTTGACTTTGCAATTGAAAATGCATTAGAAGATGAAATTGGTGGTGCTTCAGAATCAGAAGAACTTGATGATTTGTTTTATAGTGAAAAGAAAAAGATTGAATCATTAGTTAAAAAATGGTTTAGATACGGTGAAGTAGTTACATTAATTATTGATACAGAAGAAAAAACCTGCATTGTGGAAGAAGTATAATATGAAGACACAACAATCAAAGAAATTTAATCCAAATTATGCTGCACAAATTGTTACTCTTAAAAAGAGTGTAAAACATCCAAATGCGGATCGTCTAATTATCTGGACTATTCAAGGATGTAATGTTATTACCGATAATGTAAATTATTCAGAAGGTGATGAAGTAGTATTCTTTCCACTTGAAAGTCAAATTAATAAAGATCTTATTGGTTTTCTGTCTTTATATAGAGAAAAAGACTTAAATAAGAACAAGAATAATTCTGGATTTTTTGAGCAGTCTTGCAGAATTAAAGCATTAAAACTACGAGCAGTTCCATCAGAAGGTTTTATTATTAAAGTTTCTTCTTTAAATGAATTCTTAATGGATAAAATAGGAGAAAAACTTGATTACCAAATTGGTGATGTGTTTGATTCTTGTGGAGATATTCAAATATGTAAGAAGTATATTATTCGTGAACTAAGAGTAAATAATGGACAGAAAAAAGAAAAGATTGTAGTTGATCTTGGTTTAGTTGAAAATCAGTTTCGACTTCATTACGACACAGAAAAGTTAGCTACCAATGAATATATTTTAAGTCCTGGTGATATTTGTGTAATCGGAAATAAAGTTCACGGAACAAGTTTAGTATCGTCAAAATTACTTGTTAAAAAGAAATTATCACTAAAAGATAAGATTGCAAAATTCTTTGGTGTTAAAGTTCAAGAAACAGAATATGATTATATTTATTCTTCTCGTAAGGTTATTAAATCTGTAGGAGAAAATAAGAAAGATGGACAGCATTTCTATAAAGAAGATGTTTGGGGCTTAGCTCATGATAGAATCAAACATGCTTTGAAAGACGGAATGAGTTTATATTGTGAAATTGTTGGTTATTTACCTTCTGGTGGAATGATTCAAAAAGATTATGATTATGGATGTAAGGAAGGAGAATTTAAGGTTTTTGTTTACAGAATTACAACAACAAATTCTTCTGGTGATGTTTTTGAATGGGATTGGGCTTCTATTAAGAATCATTGTGAATCACATGAAATAGATCATGTTCCTGAATATTATTATGGTCCAGTTAATTTTACATTAGCTCAACTAAAAGAAAAATATCTTGAAAAAGATTGTGAGATTTGTAATAATAAAGTTCCTGCTGAAGGAATATGTTTTAGGAATGAAAGTAGAAGTAAGAAAGCATTTAAATTAAAGAGTTTTACCTTTTTAGAAAGAGAAACAAAATCCTTAGACAAGGGTGATGTTGATATTGAATCACAAGAAAGTTTAGGAGAATAAAATGTTTAAACCAGATTATGCAGTGCATCCTTGCAGAATTATTCAAGAACACGTTGATAATCGTTGTGATGGTTCAGCAAGAATTTTTGCTGATATGATTAATATTCCTGTTGAATATGTTTATGAGCTTCTAGAAGGTAGAATCTATATTAATGATTTTATTGCTGGAAAATTAGCTCTTTATGGTGGAACCAGAGAGTTTTGGTTAAATCTTCAAAGAAATTATGATAATGATATTGAAAGGTTGATTAATGACAAACTACAAAATAATTGTTGATGAAGAAAAGCTTGATAATTTTATTGAGTGGTTGCCAGACTTAGAAGATTCAGAGGTTTTCTATGTACAAATGTTTGGAAGAAAGAAATATCTTGGACAAGGAACGATCCAAAGTGGACAACAATCATTGAATAGGTTTGCTTGTAAAAAGAATAGGATAAAAGAGAAACTTAAACAATTAGAGATTCCTTTAGGATATTACAAGAATAGAGAAGTAGTGTTACCAAACGAATGTTTAGCGGTTTATATAACTCCTAATCCTCGTTGTCATGAAGTTGCAGCAAAACAATTACTAAAAACTTTAGCTGACAAGATTACTAAAAAGTATGAATTTTATAATACTTATCAACTTGCAATGACCGAAATTCAAACGTAAGTTGTTTGTAGATTTTGATTTTGATAATATTGATTTTGAGGACATTAGCTACGATATAGCTGAATATATTAATTTAGATGCTATTAAAGTATTAAAAACAAGAGGTGGTTTTCATCTGATTGTAACGCTAAATAAAATAAGATCAGAGTATTCAAAGACCTGGTACAGAGATATTGATAGTCTTGGACCTGATGTTAAAGGTCATCAGGAAATGTTATTGCCTATTCCTGGTTGTAGTAATGGTGGATTTTGTCCTTATTTTTTGGAGATATAATGTTTAAATTTAGCCCGGCAAATACTAAGATTAAAAAATTACATGAAGTTTATAAACTTCGTAAATTCAACAAAAAAACAGGAAAGCAAATCTTTTCTTTTGACCTTCTTTCTGGTCATAGTTGTCCAGGAGCAAATGAATGTTTATCTAAAGTAGTAGAAGATAATGGTAAACGTAAATTGGTGGACGGAAAGGATATGGAGTTTAGGTGTTTTTCTGCTTCACAAGAGGTTGTTTATACCGGAGTATATAATCTACGAAAAGCAAACTTTGATCTAATGAAGTCTTTAAAGACTAACTCAGATATTACTGAGGAATTGTTGCGAGTATTCCCAAAAAATACTGGTATTGTTCGTTTTCATGTTTCTGGTGATGTGTTTAATAAAGAGCAGTTATTTGCTTATTTTAATTTAGCTAGGGAAAATAAGAATACTAAATTTTATGGATATACTAAGAGCCTTCGTTTAGTTACACAACACCTAGACTTATTCCCTTCTAATTTTGCATTAGTTGCAATTATAATTTAATTGATAAGTTTAATTTACCTTTTAGTCAGGTTGTTTATTCAGAGCAAGAAGCTAAAGAATTAGGTTTACCATTAGATGATGATGACTCACACTGCGTTTTAGGTAAGAGTTGTAGTCTTCTAATTCATAATAATGGTCCCGCTGGAAGCCTTCAGGCTAAACTTCATTCTGAAAAACTTCGTAAAAAATAATGAACGGAACGTTGACTACCGATTGGTCGTCTGGTATAATTAGGGCTGTCAAGTAAGAATCGTTGTTCTATCTCAGTTTATTTAGGATTAATTATGAAGGCTACAAAAGCAGATTTGGAACGAGTTATTAAGAATTCTTTATCACTTCTTGATGATAGAATGTTTGAAAAGATGTGTGAAGATGGTCAAAAGGCTGTTTTAGAAATGGCTAACTTAGTTGGGTTTGATGTTTCTGATTTTGCACCAGACAAAGAATGTCAAATTGAGGTTATTTCTGATTGTTTTACTATTCCCTCATTAGCAAATATTAAGGATTATACGGCCAAATTAATTGTTACTGATGAAAATGATAAAGTAATTCATGAAGAAAAAATTAATCATACATACTTTTACGAACAATAAATACAAGGACTAAAATGAGTGTTTTTGAGTTTCGTGAATATATCGAGTCTTTAATTCCTTGGTATGTTCCTTTTATTATTCCTATAGCGTCTTTAATTCTTTTTACGATACTATCTTGCTTTAAGGTGATTAAATGAAAGTTGCTTACACTGTTGCTGAACTGAAGACAATTCTTGATAAAATGGATGATAACCTTCCATTGCCACAAGGATTAGAAGTTACTATTGGTTATACAACACCTTTTGGTTTTGTTGATATTGATAGTGTTAATGTAAAACCAGATGAAAGTTTTTTATCTGTTAATATTTCACCTACTGTTCCTGAAGTTGATCTTGAATCTTACAATTTTTCTTTTATTGAGGAGTGATTATGCAAACCCGATATATTTATGAAGTAGTACCACAAATTATTCAAAAATCTTTTGAGATTTCTGTAGTATTACATAAGCGTCCTATTACTTGTTTAGTTTTTGAAGATGGTAATGTTGGCATTTCTGTCTGTAATAAGAATGATTCATTTCATAAACAAAGAGCTAGAGAGATTGCTATTGGTAGACTTACAACTGGTTCTGAATTAACTGTTCCTAATCGTAAGATGTTGAATATTCGTGGACAAAAAACAACACTTGTTGATGAAGTAAACTTTTATCTTTCTAAGATGGAGAATCGTGCTACGGCTAACTTACACTAAAACTCCTAAAAGGATAAAAACATTCTGTAATATTATGCAAGCCAATAAACTTAGGTTTGCTCATGGCGGAATGATTAAGGCTATCCGGCAGCAAGATCAAATACTTGTTGCCGGTTTAGCTTTTGTTAATCATAAGCCTGTTGGATCATGTATAATAACTAAAGAAAATATCATGTTTGGATACAATATTGGTGTTTTTGTTAACAGTAAATATCGTAACTGTGGTATTGGTAAAAGGTTATTGAATTACGTTGTTTCATCAGGAGAGTATAATTTACATTGTTATACTATGTGTCAAGCATCATATAATTTATATAAAAACCATCTTTCTGTCAGATGAATATATTTTACCTAGATCATAATCCTAAAACTTCTGCATTATGGATGATTGATGCACACCAAAGTAAAATGATTGTTGAATCTGTTCAAATGTTAGCAAATGCCTATTCTTTAGAAAGATTGGCTAAACCAGATTGTCCAAGAAATCAAAAGGGTAAACCTAGAACTTATGGTTATAGAAATCATCCTTGCACTATTTGGAGTAGAGAATCACTTTCTAATTTTAATTGGTTATTAGACCACGCAAACTATTTATATGAGGAAAAAATATATAGGCTTGGTGGTGATCATTTTTGTATTGATTTTATTCGATGGTGTCAAAAAAACACACCAGACATTAAAGATATTGGATTAACTACACCAGCTTTAGCATTTAAGAATTATCCTCATTTAAGAGATTTTAACAATCCTACTGAGTCTTATCAAAAGTTTTATTGTGAGGATAAGCGATATAATAATGCTGGTAAGTGGATGGTAAAATATACCAAGAGACCGATTCCTGATTTTTGGGGTCAGTATTTAAATGATAGTCAACTCGATGAATTTATTAAGAGGATGATTGAATGACTACTTTGCTAGAATTTCTGTATAAAAATAGAAAAGATACTGGTGTTACTATAGCTATTGCTGTTGAAGCGGCAAAAAAACTTTTAGCAGGCGAATTAACATTAGATAAAAATGAATACGATCAAGATCCTATTATTTGGGGCGATGGTTGGTATGCTATTTATTCTAATACAGATTTAGAAGGAGAAGATTTATGGTGGGTTTCACCTAAAAAGTATTTTGAAGAATATGGTATTTGTCCTGATGGTTGGGAATGGGAAATTCCAGAAGGAATGACTACTGATGAATTAGATGATTTTATTGATTTATATGGTTATGAACCAAATGCACCAGAAGGTTTTTCTTACTGTATGGAATCTTGTTTAATTTGTGATAAAGATTGGGATGTTAATAAACAAAAAGACGTTTTAAAACAAGGGGGTTTATTGTAGATAATATCCCTAAATGGAACTGGGAAAGAAAATAAAATGTTTGAAGATTTTATAGGTCAAGAAAAAGTTAAAGAGGTTCTTAAAACATTAATTAATGCTGCTAAGATTAGAAACAAAGCTTGTGATCATTTTTTTCTTGGTGGCCCCGCAGGATTCGGTAAGAGCAAATGTTGTAAAATTATAGCCAAGGAATTAGGCAAAAACCTTTTTTCTATTAATTGTGCAACTTTACGTGATATAAAAGATATTAGAAATATTATTAATCAAATAAATTTTATGGATATTATGTTTTTAGATGAGATTCATAGTATGCCTAAAAAATGTTCCGAATTTATGTATACAGTAATGGAAGATTTTTGTTACTATGATACTAAAGGAAGGGTTGTTAATTTGCCAGAATTTACTATAGCTGCGGCTAGTACACACGCAGGAAAAATATCTGGACCAATGAAATCTCGTTTTAAATTTAATGCAGAGTTTGTTGAATATACAGAAGAAGAACTTACTAAAGTATGTCACCTAACTTGTCAAGAACAAGGTTTTAAATTAGACGAAGATTTAGCAATGTTAATTGCAAGAACTTGTAGGGGCGTACCTAGATTAGTTAAAGCAAGAACAGAATGGTTGTATAATTGGATGATTAGTAATAATTTAACTAAAATTTCTTCTGGAGAGGTGTTAAAAATCATTGCTTTACAAGGTTATAACAAAGATGGATTAGAGAATAGAGATATCCAATACTTAAGAGAGTTAAAGTGCGGAACAATTGGTATTAATCAACTATCCAGTCTTTTAAATATTGATCAATCTACTATTATGAACGATATTGAACCGTTTTTGATTAAAAGCCGTTTTGTTGAAATTAGTGGTTCTGGTAGAAGTTTAACCAGGAACGGTTTTGATTACATTAAAGAGCTTGATTCTTCTACAGCTTGATCAGAATTTTGAAAAGTTTTTGAAAACACGGTTGACTACTAATTGATCTCCGTGTATAATGTGGCCTGACAAGTTACTCTTACGGCCACAAAATTATGAGACAAAAAGTAATTCAAAAAGCAATTTCAGTAGCAGAAAATCTTATTCACCTACCAATAGGTAGATCAAAACATTTTTCCTTTATTGTAAAGAAGAATAGTATTGTGAGTATTGGATGGAATCTGTCTACAAAAAGTCATCCGATTGCATCTAAGTTTGGGTATAGGTTTGACGCTATACACTCTGAACTTTCTTCTATTCTGTCTTTTGGAGACTTAATTAATGCCCATAAATATCAATTTCTTAATCTAAGATTTTATAATGGAAAAATTGGTATTTCTCGCCCGTGTGATAAATGTCAAAGATTGTTGGTTCATTATGGATTTAATATTGTTACTTATTCAGATGAGTTTGGAAATTTTAAGACAGAAAGGTTTGTATGAACGTTAAAACAGAAACTAAAGAGTATAAAAATCTTGGCATTATGAACGGTTGGAAAGAACAGCCTAAAGAATATAAAGAATGTTGTAATAAAAAACATACTCCTATTAGACAAGGTAGTAGTATATGGTCATGTTATAACTATTATAGTTGTCCTATTTGTAAAATTCGTTATGAAGTAGATAGTTCGGGGTGAAAATGATTAAATATATTAGGGGTGACGTAACAAAAGTTTTTCCAAATGAAAAGAAAATCATTCCACACATAGTTAATTCTCACGGAATAATGGGTTCTGGTGTTGCTTATGGATTATATCAAAGGTGGCCAAAAGTAAAACAAAATTACGAGTATTGGTATGCAAACAAATTTCATTCTTGTAAATCTTCTTTAAAATCAATAGCATTTGATCTTGGTGAAATTCAAATAGTTGATGTAGACGATAATACTGTTGTTATTAATATGATTGCTCAAAAACTTGGTTATGATCTTATTGATGGTAAACAAGTTCCTCCAATTAGATTATGGGCATTAAAAGAATGTTTAATGAGAGTTTTTGATTTTGCTATTGTTTATAGTGATTATAAAATTGTTGCACCAAAATTTGGAAGTTTACGAGCAGGTGCAAATTGGGATAAAGATATTGTTCCAATGATTGAAAAATATTGGGAAAATTTAGACGTTACTATCTGTGAATATGAGGAATAATATGATTAAGAAGTTGGTTTTGATGAAGGGTTTGCCGGGTAGCGGAAAAAGTACACTAGCTAAGAAATTAGCAGGAGAAAATAATGGTATTATTTATTCTACTGATAATTATTTTATGGTAGATGGTCAATACAAATTTAATGGTAGTCTTCTTGGTAAGGCCCATGAGTTAAATAAAAATATGGTAGCATTAGCCTTGTATAATAACCAAAAATATGTGATTGTAGATAACACAAATTGTTCATTTTTTGAGATTGAACCTTATGTTAAAATGGCCCTTCAATATAATTATGAAATAGAAATTGTTGAACCAGATAATCCAGATAGGTTTGATGTTGATTTATGTGCTCAAAGAAATACTCACGGAGTACCTAGAGAAGCTATTGAGCGTATGATTAATAGGTGGGAATCAACAGAAAAGTTTTATTCACTAATTGAAAAGTTAAAGGATTAAAATGATTGAAAAAATTAAAGAAGAACTGCTAGCGTCTAGAAAAGAAAACGATAAAATAAAAATTTCTATTTTACGCCTTGTTGTTTCTGAATACGAATTAGAAGTTAATCGCGGAAATAAACCAAATGCAGAAAACATTATTAAGAAGATTATTCAATCTAATAACGATACTATTGCATTGGGTAAAGATACTAAAGCAGATAGTTTAATTAGTTTACTTGATGTTGAGAATAATATTCTTTCTTCTTACTTACCAAAATATTTAACACCAGAAGAAATTCAGCAACATCTACATAACGTAAAGCTTGAACCACCTTTTAATAAAGCAATGGGTGCTGCTATTCGTTATTTCAAAGATAATAATTTGCCTGTTGAACCGAAAACGGTTAGAGAAGTTTTGGAAACGATGTTGGTTGATTCTTGAAAAGATTTTAAAAAGAAGGTTGACTACCGATTAGTCGCCTTGTATAATACAGACTGTCAAGGGCACGTTGCTCATAAGTTTTATCCTCCTTTTAAGGAATAGTTTAATGTATCGTCGAATTGGTGAGTTGGTTACTGGTTTATGTTTTATTAAGGGTTTTTGGGTTGAAATGCCTGTTGGTAAATTGATTCAGATTAACGATCATTCTTTTGAGATTGATTTAAATTACAATTATCCAAAGAATCCTCGTATTATTCGTTGTTGTATTTTAAAGAAAGGTTCATATGAATAAAGAAAATCTTTTTAAGGCTATTGAATTAGCGGTAAATCCTGGTCAATGTCAATACTTTAGCGATGGAAAACCGTCTTGTGTAATTGGACAATTATTTGCTCTTGAAGGAACTCAAGAAAATGAACTTAAAGAGTTTAATGGAAATAGTATTTATTATCTATTAAATTATGCTGAATGTTCAACACTTTTAAAATATAAGGATAATTATCCAATTATGTTGCTTGACAGATTACAAGATCTTTGGGATAATAATTTAGACTCAGAAGAAGATCTTGACGAAAGAAAACAACGTATGGTTGAATTGGTAGATAATTATGAGGAGTAAATGATATACTTTAGTTCAGATTTGAACTAGATTCAAGTCTTTTGGATATATAGTACACGGTACTATAAGAAAGGTTTGTTATATTAGAAATTTCTTTAATAGAAAGATTTTGTAATAAAAGGGGTTGAATTAAATTTTTGCGGTGTTTAGATAACATATCTCTAGTAATATGATTTTCATTAATATTATTCCATTTTCTTTCTAAGATAGGTAACTTTTTATTCAAAGTAAATTGTTTCAGCTTAACTAATAATTCAAAGTGACATATATCAACAGAATAATAACCATGATCTCTTATAAAACCTAAAGGTGTATCAAATCCAAAAATACTATTTAATTTAATAATAAAAGAATTAAGTAAATTATTCCATGAACTATGACATTTTATAGTTAAGGCACTAAGATTTAAATCTTTCCTTTTTTTAATACATCCATCACCATCTATTATACCGCAAAATAAAGCTAAAAATAAATCGTTATCATCAATAGTAATATTAGGAGGGTTATATGTTTTTTTATTATTTATATCGAATTTTTCAACTAATAGTGGTATATGATATTTATCTTGGTAAGCTACCCCGCAAGTTTTTTTACGAAGTTTAATATCATTAATGCCAGATACGAAATTATTAAATTTTCTTAGATGTTCAGAATCTCGTTTATTTAAAGTAATTTGTAACCTATTACTTTTGGTAATATGACCATCAGCTAAGATAAAACCTATCCAATAATATGCCTCTAAAGAATCCTCTAATAAAACACTTAAATCAGAATGTTTATATTCATTACAAATTTTCTTCAAACCAAGTTTAGATGCCCTAATGTTTATTGCGGCTTTAGTTCTATTACTAAGTAATTTTGATATTTCGCTACTTTTTAATTGATAATTATTAATAAGAATGAAATCTTCATCTTTAGTCCAAATAGTCATATTTTCTCCTTTATTAAAGTTTTAAACTGTCCCTATAATTATACACTAAAATATTAAAATGATATACTTCCTTGGATGCCCACACATAGGACATATTAATATAACTGGAGAATCTATAAGTCAATGGGAATCTGGTTATAGAGATTTTAACTCTGTAGAAGAAATGAACAATGCTATTTTTAGTAGTATTAATTCTACAGTAAAACAAGATGATGATTTTTATCTTCTTGGAGATTTTGCTTTCGGTGATAGAAAAAGAATTCCTGAATATGTTTCTAGAATTAATTGTAAAAATATCTATTTTATTAAAGGAAATCATGACCACGGAATAGAAAAATATTCAGATTGTTTTGTATGGATTAAAGATTATTATGAGTTCTATTATAATAAGACTTTATTTTGTCTTTTCCATTTTCCTATTGCAGTATGGAATGGAAGTCACAAAGGTTCTATAAATATTTGCTCTCATAGTCATGGTAGTTTTTATCCATCAAGACCAGAATCAAATAATGGAAAATTACTAGATGTTGGCTGGGACGTATTTCGTAAGCCTGTTTCTATTGAAGAAGTTTTAGATATTATGAGTACCAAGAAAATTGCTTTCTTGGACCATCACGATAAGAACACTAACGTAAGGTAAAATATGAATAAGAAAGATGTTGTACTTGAAGATGTTGGCGAAACAAAGCAGTTTGGAATGCTTGTTAATGCTAAGTCATTTGGTATTATTGTTAACGGAATTTATTCACACAAAATTCGTGCAGTAATTCGTGAATATACAACCAACTGTATTGACTCACATTTACAGGCGGGACATTCAAAATCTTATGACTGCCATTTACCAACGAGAAATAGTCCAACTTTTTATGTTAGGGATTATGGTGTTGGTCTTGACGAAGAAGATATTGTAAATGTTTTTACCGTAGCTTTTGCTTCTACCAAAGAAAATTCTGCTTTAACAACAGGAAACTTAGGTATTGGAGCAATGAGTGCTTTCTGTTATAATTCTAAATCTTTTACTGTAACATCATGGAAAAATGGAACAAAATACATTTACCATATGTATCTTGATGCAACTGATGCTCCATGTTATACAAAAATGTTAGAAGAAAAATCAAATGAACCTACCGGAGTAAAGGTTGAATTTCCGGTTCATAGTAATGACATTTGGAAGTTTGATGAAGAAGCTGAGAATGTATTTAAATGGCAAGACGTTAAACCAAACTTAATTGGTAAAAATGTTGATGTCTATACTATTGAAAAATCATTCTCTGGCGATGGATGGTATTTAACACACGATGTTAAAAATTGTTCTGTTTTAATGGGCGGTGTTTTATATGATGTTGAAGCTGGCGAAACTACATTAGCAAAATTTAATGACTATATCAATAGCAAGATTGTTATTGAAGCTCCTATTGGTTCTGTAGATTTTCAACCATCAAGAGAGCGTTTACAATATACTCAGAAAACAATTTCCTACCTTAGAAAGGTATTTTTAAATATCTCAAGAGAAGTTTTGGAAAAGTTTGATACTGATGTTAAGAATGCAAAAACTTTATGGGATGCAAGAACATGTTTATCTAACATGATTAATACCATTCCTAACAACATTATTAAACTGATTGATTTAACAAACGTTGAATGGAACGGTATTAAACTGCATCAAAATCGTAATCTGGAAATATTCCTTAATCCAGATGATACTAAAGATCTGTGCGAAATTAGAACGTTTGATTTTGACCGCTATAGAAAGTCTCCAAGAGAAAATGGAAACAGAAGATTAGGACATTATGTAACAGGAGAACATATTAATATTGTTGTCTGCGATGTTACTAAAGGAGTTATTTCTAAGGTAAAATACTGGACGCAGAATACATCAAAAAAAACAACTATTCTTTTTCAATTAAAAGATGGTAAGACAATAGTAGATGTTAAGAAGTATATTGTTGACAAGTTTTCTTGCAATGATAGTCATATTATTTTATCCTCATCATTACCAGATCCACCAAAAACAGTTCATAATAGAACAAAATTATCAAGTATATCATTATGGTATAATTCTCGGAGACCGACATCTTCGTGGATTAATCCACAACTAGAAAATGTTGATATTACATCAGGTGTATATTATTATGTAGCTAGACACGCATATGATTACATTAATAAAAATACTGATGAACATCATAATCCTAAAGAATTGCAAGACCTTGTTAATTATTTTAACGAAACAGAAAAAACTAATGTTCAAATTTATGGCGTTGCAAAACGTGACGTTGAAGACCTTCCTGATAATTGGGTTGAGTTTACATCTTTAGTTGGAGGAAAATTAAATGCCTCTATTGTTGAATCGCAAAAATACGTTGATGATCTTGACTACTATTATTTAATAGTTAATGTTGACAACTCTTATGATTATGTTTATAATTGTCTGAGTGGATTAAAAAATAAATTAGATCAGAATCATAAACTTTTAGAGTGGTATAATAGATATAAAACCCTTAAGAATACTAAAAAACCAGTTAAACCAGTAGGTTTTGATCTAATTAAAAAGATATTTAATATTTTACCAAAAGAACAGAAGCTTGATTTTGACTGTTCTATTGTCGATAAATATAAATTATTAAAACAATATCGTAGCACTTATTATATTTCAGTAGACCCGTTAGATTTTTATCACTATATTTTAGGAGTAGATGCACATGGCTAAGATTTACAATCCCTCAACCGGATCAATGACTGTTCTTTATAATGGAGAAAGTTTCTCTGTTGATAAAGATCATCCAAATTACAAAGAGCTTTTATACTCATTTCAGGAAAATGATTTTTCAACATTTGTAGACTTAACAAAAGTTGCTAATGGAGTAAAGGTTTATATCCAGAAAGATAGTTCGGGAAATAAAACAGGTTTAGAACTTGTTGATGATAAGATTTATTACAATGGAAAAGAATTACACTCAACATTGGTAAGTCGTATTACCGGAATGAAGCAAGAGGGGCATCAGATTGAATATATGATGGTGTTCTTGGAAAACTTATTGAAAAATCCTTCAAACCGTGCTGTTGAAGAACTTTATGATTTCTTGATGAATAAGAATCTACCAATTACAGAAGATGGCTGTTTTTTAGCATATAAGTCTGTTAATAGAGATTTTCTTGCTAAACACCCAGGATGCAATTTAACTTTGGTTCAAGGAGAGGTTATACAGAACCGTATTAATAATGCTGTTGGTCAGGTTATTGAATGCGTTCGTAATGAAGTAGACGATGAACGAGGTCATGAATGTAGTAAAGGATTGCATGTTGGAGGATTACAATACTCTGGTCCTAATGGATGGTATCATAGCTATGGAGACAAGGTAGTTATTGTTAAAGTTAATCCTGCTGATGTTGTAAGTGTTCCAAAAGATCACAATGCACAAAAGGTTCGTGTTTGTAGATATGAGGTTGTAGAAGAATACAAATCTGATTTACCAGATTATTCTACATGCCCTAATTCTGGTTGTAATTGTGATGACGATTATGAAGATGATGATTGGGATGAAGAAGATGAAGTTGAATTTATTTGTCCAGAAGATGTAGAACCTGGAGATATCATTACCTTTGTTTATAAGGGAGAAAGACGAGTTTGTGTAGTTGAATCATTAGGATTTACTACAATAACTTGTTACCTTGCTAAAGGTGATACATCTTACAATGGTGAACGTGCTTATAGAACTTTTAGTATTGATGAAATGGAAGAAGTTCTTTACTACTAGTGTTTAATACATAGCTTTTATTCGATAGCCATCGAGAAATCGGTGGCTATCTTTGTTGGAGTTTTAATGGGAAAGAATTTCTCAGCAAATAATTTAGGGCAAAGAAAAAAATCTGATTTTTATGAAACGCCTTATTCAATGACTTGGCAGTTACTTGAAAGAGAAACGTTTGATAAAACTAAAAAAATATTAGAGCCTTCTTGTGGTGATGGTGCAATACTCAAAGTATTAAGAGATATTGGTTATAATGTTGTAGGTAAAGATCTTAGTCTTGGTAATGATTTCCTAAAAGAAAAAGAAAAGTATGATACCATAATTACTAATCCTCCTTTCTCTCTTGCTTTAGAATTTATTTTAAAAGCAAAGGAGTTATGTAATAAATTAGTATTATTATTACCGCTATCATACTTACATGGAAAAGAAAGATATGATAAGATATATAATGATAATATCTTTCCTCTTTCTAAAGTTTATGTTTTTACACGATACCCTTTGCTTGGTGAGCCTTTAAGAAATGATGGTAAATATAATACAGGAATGATGGTTTACGGATGGTTTGTATGGAATAAAAATCATGTTGGAGAACCTGTAATACGATGGATAGATAATAACGATTACATTTTAAAAAGAGGGGAATAATGTTTCCAGAATCATTTTGGCCACCAATTAAAGAAAGAAAAAAATATATCTTAAATTTATTAGAAGGAAGGTGCTTTCCTGGAAAGATTTTATTTTGTGGTTTAATTAGAGGTCATGCAGTAGATCTATTAAATAATATATCTGATATAAGAACAATTTTTCCTAATTCTAAAATCATAATTTATGAAAATGATAGTGAAAAAAATAATGTTGTTGACTCTTGGTTATACCCTAATATAAAATATATTTATGAGGAATTAGATCATGAACCACTAAAGCAGGATAAAAGTCTCTTAAGAAGAACTAGGATGGCTCTTTATCGAAACAAAGTTTGGGAATTGGCAAAAGATGAGAAAGAGAAAGAAAACTTTAAATATTTATGTATTTTAGATTATGACTTACTTGGAGGTTATAGTATTGAAGGAATACAACACACTCTTGGTCTTTTAAAAAAAAATAAAAAAACTATTATCGGTTCAAACAGCTTAGTCTACGAAAATAATAGAAAGTTATACTATGATAGCTGGGCGTTTAGAGATATTAATTCTTGGGAATTTGCAGGAGACGAAATAAATAACAATCTAGATTTTAAAAGAGGAGAGGATTTAGTTGAGGTTAATTCTTGTTTTGGAGGAATGTGTTTTTATCCTATTTCTGTTTTAAATGAGAATGTTGAATATCAGTCTTATGATTGTGATCATGTTACATTACATAAACAACTAAAAGACAGAGGTTATAAAATATATTTAAATCCGAGTTTAATCACATTATATTCAGAAAATTATTATAGGACTTATGATGTTTAGTATTATTATTCCAACACACAAACCAAAATATTTACAATCTACAATAGACTCTTTATTAAGTCTTGAGTTTGATAGAAGTTTTTTTGAAGTTATTGTTGTAGAAAACCCAGAAAAAACAGATAGAGTTTCTTGTATTATGTCTGGACTACCAGATAATTTCAAGCATATTTACTGCCCTACTATTGGAGCCAATCCGGCAAGAAATTGTGGAATTAAAAACGCTCAATACGATACAATTATTTTAACAGACGATGATTGTATAGTTTCTTCGCAATATTTAACTAATCTTTTTTCTACTATTAGGAAAACAGGATATGAACTAATTGGCGGACCTTTATTAAGTAAATTTATTGTAGATAAGCCAAAATGGATTACAAAAGGATTTCTTGCTAATTTATCTGAGATTAATTGGACTCCTGATATTAATTTTCCTTCTGATTTAAAAGCGTTACATGGAGCCTATCTTGTTAGTGCTAATTTAGTTTTTACTAAAAATATGTTTAATAAAATAGGACCGTTTGAAGAAGAGCATGGTTATAAAGGAAATAACTTATTTGCAAATGATGAAGTAAGATTTATTGAAAGAGGTAAAAAATATGGAGTATTATATGATCCTAAATTAAAGATTGATCATATTATTGGTCCAGAAAGGTGTGTTATTGAATATTTTATTCAGAGAAAGTATTCTCAAGGGTATGTTGACGCCATCCTAAAGTTAGAAACAGATAATCCTGTTGACTTATATCATAACTTTATGCAATGGAAAATGTCTAATTCTTATTCATGGAATGAGGTTAACGATATTAGAAATGAAATTCAAGACGAAAAAATAACAAGACAGTGGATTAGATATAAAATATTAACAGAGTCAGCTTATAACTTAGGTTTTATTCATAAACTAGAAGGAAAACAAAAATGCAAAAATGTGTGTGTCTTACTCATGGACGCTGCGGAACAGAATATATTTTCTCGGCTTTAAGAAAAATTACTTCTTGTGGTCATGAGATATTTAATATCCCCTTAGTTAAAAAATATGATTGGGGAAAAAAACTTAGAATTGAAGATGTTGTTGGAAATATTCCTTTGTCTATAGAGACAATAGAAAAATATCTAATACACTCAAATATTCCTAAGATACAATTCTATCAAATTCACAAAGAGTTATTAGATGAAATTATGAATAATTATTCGTGTATAATTTATATTTCAAGAAGAGATTTATTTATAAAGACTATTTCCGCTCTTGTTGGCAATCAAACCACGTTTCATATTAAAAAAGATGAAGAAGAATATATTTATCCTAAAGTTTATATACAACCAGATACTTTTAAGTTTTGTTACGAAAAATCTTTAATATATAAAGAATACATGATGAATTATATTAGAGATACTCCAAATAATATATTAACTTTTTATTATGAAGATATTCCTAATGAATTTAACAATGTCTGTAGAAAAATATTAGATTTTGCTGGATATAATGAAAAAGTAGAAACATTTACTACTGATTTTAAGAAAAGAGAAGTTGATTACTCAGAGATTGTAATCAACTATAATGAATTAAAGGAACTAATATAATGCTGAGTCTGAACTGTCCTATTAATAAGCTATCATACGGCGGCGTTTCAACCAATATTTTAAGAGAATTATACAAACTAGATAGTTCTATTTCTCTTTTTCCTATTGGTAAGGTTGATTTTGAGAAAGATGATGAGAAGTTTGTTCTTGCAACTTTACAGAATTCAAACTTATGGAATAAGTATAAACCGTCTTTGAAAATATTCCACCAAAATTTACTTGCTGAACATCCAATTTCCTCAAAAAGAATTGCTTTTCCTATTTTTGAACTAGATACCTTTACTAAAATAGAGAAACATAACCTTAATTCTCAAGATGAGATTTTTGTTTGTTCTCGGTGGGCAAAAGATATTATTGAAAATAACAATATTAATGTTCCTTGTAAAGTAATTCCTTTTGGTGTTAATAAAGAAATATTCCATTACAAAAAAAATAATATTAATAGAGGAAAAGTAGTATTCTTAAATATTGGTAAATGGGAAAAGCGTAAGGGTCACGATCTTTTAGCCAAAGCTTTTTATGAAGTATTTTTTGATACTCATGATGTTGAGTTATGGATGATGCCTACAAACCATTTTATTAATAATGATATTGAAAATAAATGGATTGATTATTACAAGAGTAATCTTGGAGATAAAGTAAAGATTATTGGACAACTAGATAGTCAAAAACATATTGCTGATATTATTAATAAAAGTGATATTGGAGTTTATCCTTTTAGATCAGAAGGTTGGGGATTGCCTATTACTGAAACACTTGCTTGTGGAAAAAGAATAATTGCAACAAACTATTCTGGTCCTACAGAGTATCTAAATAAAGAGAATGCAACACTGATTGATCCTAGTGGTCTAGAATACGCTGTAGACAACGTTTTCTTTAATGGTGAGGGATTGTGGGCAGAACTTGGTGAAACGTACTACAGAACGTTCTGTGAGGCTTTACGGTCAGAATACGAATTGGTTAAGAAGAACGGGAAACAGATTAACAACTTTGGATTAATTACGAGTGGAGAATATACATGGAAAAACACAGCGATGAGAATAAAGAACAATATTTAAGTTTAAAAGAATATGATTTGATTTCTCTTAAAATTTTAAGAAGTAATAGATTGCCTTTATCTGAAGATAATATCGCTTATATTAATGAATATATGATTATGGCTGACAGCAGATATAATCCAGAAGTAGGTTTAACTAGAGAACAGTTTCGTGGGCTGTATGCTACATACGCAAAAAAAAACATTTTCAAGAAATTTAAGAAAAATAAACGAAACGGGGTTGAATACTCTCTTGAATTTGATATTTTATCTAAAAAGGGTATGGGAAACGGTAGAAGTGAGTCATTGATTAATTATCTTCCTTGTCCTAAACAAATTAATCCAATTAATATTGTTACAAATAAAGAGTTTATTGAATCATTAAAAGATCTTGATTACTTAGACGATAAAGAGAAAGATTGTCTTATTGATTATTTAACAACTAACCAAAAGATAAAAGATATAGGAATTAGCAATGGTCTGTCAAAGAGACAGATATACTTTAAATTAGAAAATACTTTTCGTAAAATAAAGAAGGATAAAATAAAAAATGAGTGAGGAAATAATTAAAGAAGATACTATAGTAGAGAACTTATCCTTATCTTTTTTAGATGATGGTGATTTAGAAATTAGTATTGTTTGTACTGATCCTGCGGATTTAGCTCTGTTGTATTATTCTGTTATCTCTGGTAAGGTTACAGAGTATTTTGTAGAAAGTGTTAAGCAAACACTAGATGAAACTGCTTTTCAAGAATTTTTAGGTCATCTTAGTAATTATGTTATGATTGAAAAATCAGACGATCCTTTAATTAGTCCATCTAAATTATTTGAAAGAGGTACAAAATGAAAGTTGTTTGGGAAAAAGTTCAATATAAATTTGACACAAGTAAAAGCAAGTGGATGGAAGAAGACGATGAGGTAGAGTCTTTTGAAGAGGAATATGAAGAAGATCCATTAGCCGGTCATTTAGGTATTCCTATTGGTAATATTATTTCTACTCCTTTTGGTATGTTTGAGGTTGACGAAGCTTTTAATCCACTAAATCATTTTGAATTTTGGATTGGTCACACAGATTTTGATCTTACTCAAAACTTTGTAAATGTTGTAGAGAAAATTCCTGGAGTAGAAGGATTAAAAGTGTTTTCTAGGTATCGTTTTCTTTTAGCTATTGGTAAACTTTTTGAATTCACTAAGGTAAGACCAGTGATTGAACTTAGTGTTGGGTCTTTACAAATCTCCAAAGAGATTCTTGATCTTCGTGAGCAATTTTCTAAAGAGGAAAAAGATTGGTATATTTATGTTTATCCTGATCTTAAGAATTATATCTCCTGCTTTGTTACAGATGAAGATTTTGAAGCTAAATATAACAAGATGACAGATTTATCACAAAATGGCGGAATTTTATTATCGAGTTTAACATCATGATTTATGAAGAAGTAAAGAGAAATATAGAAGTACAAAAAATATTAAATTATCATTGTAGAAAAATTAAGAATCTAGTTGATAGGGAAGATCTAGAATCAGAGAAAGATTCTGCTTTATTTAGAGCTATTAATACATTTGAGCCAGAAAAAACAGAATTTAATATATGGCTTGGAGTGTGCTGCAAATATTACTTCTTAGAAAGGTTTAGGCAAATAACACAAACAAAGACATTTTACCCTATTTTTTATGAACCTAGTTCTAGTGAAAACCTAAAAAAGATTAGGGATACTTTGTGTTTATTATCTGATACACACAGACAAATATTAACTCATAAATATATAGATGGTTATTCTCATAAAGAGATAAAGGATATTATGGGTTTGACTAGAGATATGTATTGCTATCAACTTCGGGCCGCGAAAAACATTTTTAAAGAAATTTACTTAAATCTATGATAAAAGAAATACTTATTAAAGACAAGTCTATATCTATAGACGACCTTAATCATTTTATAGATTTAGCTGATAGCTATCAAATAGATAATATCTGTTTACCCTCTTATTTTCTTGGATATGTAAAGTGTGATACAATTTCTATTGCTGCACAAATAGATTACCCTTATGGTCTATCTTCTACGAAAACAAGGATTAGAGAAGTTATTTATGCGGCAGATTCTGGCGCTAATTTAATTGACCTTACTATAAACCCATTTTTAATGGCCAATAATTTTCAGGATAAAATAATAGATGAAATTAAAATTATTAACGATCTATGCAAAGATAAAAGAAAATCTTTACGTTGTATTATTGAATATAGATTATTTGATTCTAAGTTTATTCTTGATTTTTGTGATGAGTTGTATAAAAACAAAGTTGATTCAGTTATAACTTCCACTGGTACTATGTCTAATATTTTCGAAGACGATTGTTTGATAGCAGCTTATCTTTGTGAAATGACACCAATGAATATTATTGTTTCTTCTTCTGTTAGAACTAAAGAAGATTATCATGAGTTAAAAAAGTTTAAAGTTGGAGTAAGATCTTCAGATAAGTTCGTAATTAAAGATATTTTTGGTGTATTATAAATTAGATAGAGGACAAAGGAACTCAAAAGGATAGGATTACGATTTTTAATTAAAGAGAATAAAATGTCAGTTGCAAAAGCGATTAGTGGAAACAATGTAAAGAATAATGGCTCAAGTTTATTACATGCTGGTAATGTAACACGTAATGAAATTGGATCACTTGATTATGGTGACGCGAATATGTTATATGTTCGTCAACCACAAGTATCTGGTTTAGTTCAGAAAGCAATTAGTGGTGGTGATTTTAATAAAGAAAATAGTCACATTGCTATGGGTTATACAACTACTGTTGGTGGAAACACTTTAACAGCTTTAGTTGGTGGCGCTGGTATGGAAAAAACTAGAGGTATTAATGGATTTAATGGATATAACCGTTACGATATTACTAGCGTAGATATTCTTAGTGGTGATATTGTTTATGGCTCTGCTAATGGATTAAGAGTTAGTGCTAGTGGATTAGATGGTACTACTGGTGTTGGTGCAGACATTGCAGCAAATCCAACTTATGCTGTTCCTGCTAAATTAGTATACAGAGAAGATTCTGGTGTTGAAACCAAGAATTATTCGGCTTGGACTGGTTAATATTAAGTTATAAATTAAAATGAAGCGTCGGCTTTGGACTGACGCTTTATTTAAAATTTGTTACAGCTTTATCTCCAAAAAATTCAATTGCTTTTTTATCATAAGCCTTAGCGGCATCTTCTTCTGAAGAAAACCTTCCTAAATAATACCTTTTGCTTAAATATGTAATTCTTGATGTCCATTTTTTAACTTGTTTATTATAAGACACTCCTATATATTTAGATGAATTATTTTTTGGTTTTAAACAGTATTTTCTTTCTCGTTTTTTTATTTGTATTGTACCTTGAATATAATTATCTCTTAATGTTTCAAAGTTTAAAACAGATTTATCTCCATAAAGTTTTATTGATTCAATATCATAGCGTTTAGCTGCATCTATTTCTGTATCAAAAAAACCTAGATGGTAACGTTGCTTTTTATAAGTTATAGAACAGCTCCATAAATTATATTTTTGTTCAAAAACAACGCCGACATATATAGATGTTTTATTTATATTTTTTAACTTACCTTGTAAATTTTTTTCAATTTTATTTACTGTAATTTTACCAGATAGATAATCATCTTTTAATTCTATAAAGTTTAATTCAAATAATCCGCAATATTCATCTTTTAAACTTTCAATATCTCTAGCTTGAGCAGCTTCAATCTCTGTTTTATAAAATCCTATATATGAAGTTTTTTTATTAAAATGAATATAAGCGCCCCATGTTTTTGTTTTATTATTAAAAGATACCCCATAATAATTTGAACTAGAATATTGTTTTTTAGTATTCCTTCGAGATTCTGACATTTTTAATCTAGATTCTTCAGATAATATTGAAACACCATTAATATAAGAAGTTAGATTATATCCATTAGGAACAACAGAATTGTAATCTTTGATATAAAATTCTTCTAATTCATTTAGTTTTTGTGCCGATTCTGCATAATCAATAATTTCAAAAGTAAATTTTTCAATACTATATTTTCTTAAAGCTCTTACAAAAACAGTATCATTAGCATTTGCTTCTTTCTTTGAAAGTCTTTTATGTTCATTCCATCTAGTTTTATAATTCTTGCTTTGTCCTATATAAATCTTACCATTCACTAAATTAGTAATTTTGTAAATAACCCCATAATAATCAGTTTTCACGCTTAATTCCTCTAACTTTTAATAATGATAATATCGATGTCTTACAAACATTATATTCTTTAGCTAATTGTCTAGATGAAATACCGGACTTGTACTTTTTTACGATTTCTATTTTTTGTTCGTCTGTTAATTTACGCATATTTATTGTTCTCCTACTAATAACTACACAATTTATCGAAAATAGGACTAATCATTAGTCCGCAACAAACCAGAAACTTTGAAAAAATTTTGGTTACATGGTTGACTACTGAGTGGTTTGAGTGTATAATATATAAGCGGAAAGGAAGTTTGAAACGACTTTCCAACGCAAAAACGAATTTTGGAAAAATAATAAAAAGATGGTTGACTACTGATTGGTCAGCGTATATAATACATACTGCGGGATCGAGTAATGGTAAATCGTCGGCCTCATAAGCCGAAGCTATAGGTTCGAATCCTATTCCCGCAATTAATGAAAAAGTTTTCAAAATAACGTTGACTACTGAATGAACCTCGACTATAATACTGACACGATCATGCCAAAGAAAATCAAAATCGAAATTAAACAATCGAAAAAGAAATGTCATGTTCCGCATAGAAGTGGTTCAGGTTTACATGATTCAAGACCTAAAAGGTTGAGAACTAGGAAAGAGGTTTTAAGGAAAGAAATAGAGGAAAGAAATAGTGGACAATACTAAAATTGTTATTAGAGCTTTTGATAAAAATGGATATCATAAAGATATAATGATAGCCTGCTCTAATCAGATTAGAATGAATGATAGAAGAGGAAAGGAGCCATTAGATAGTATGTATAGTGGTTTAATTGGTCATGGATTAAGTATTGACCCAAAAGATTTTCCAGAAATGACTCATTTTGAAGTGGTTATTTCTAAATATGAGAATTAAAAAAGGAATAAAATAACTAGATGTCGGGCAGATGGCTATACCCACTTGCTTTGGGAGCAAGATATCGAGAATTCGAATTTCTCCATCTAGACTTAAAATACTCACTGGTGTAATGGTAGCATAGTTGACTTTGAATCAATTGGTTCACGTTCAAATCGTGGGTGAGTGAATTAGATGATTTAATCCAAGGTGGCAGAGTGGTTGATTGCACAAGATTGTTAATCTTGCGGGAGAAATCCCCGTCGTACGTTCGATCCGTACCCTTGGAGCTTTAAATAGGAATAGATAATGGATGAGATATCAAACAATTTTGAACGTCAAGAAAAGATTAATAATTTTACTTGTCCAGAATGTGAATCTGGACTACAATGGGTAGTTGTTGATTATGACCAATTTGGTTCTATAAAAGAATTACAATGTACAGATTGTTGGTGGACTGAATCGCAAGAAAATTAAAATAAGGAGCTATAGTTTAAATAGTTAGAACACTACACTTTCACTGTAGAAATTCGGACGCGACTTCCGATAGCTTCATTTAAAATTTGATAAAGAATAAAAACACTAGCATAGCTTAATTGGTAGAGTCCTGAATTGTATCAGGAGGTTTTGAGTTCGAGTCTCAATGCTAGTTATTGAAAAGGAAAAAATGGAAAAAATATTACACCCAGTACAAAAGAATACATCAAATAGAAAAGCTATAATAGACTCAAAAGTTACATTATTAGCTTATGAGGTCTATTCTCATATTTATTATCCTCAAGAAGCTATTATTACTGGTAATTGTAGAGGGGGATTTTCAACAGGAGAACTTATAGCATTTTTATATGCAAGAAATTTTCCTAAAAGTGAATGGAAAGAAAGAGTTAAAGAAGCTTTTGATGGTCAGGAAGGATTGTAAAATGAAAATTAGTTCATCACCCCTTGTTAGAAACAATATTCAAAAACAACATGTAAACACTTTCATGAAAATGAAAGAAACTATAGATGTTTTATCCTATTTATGTGATTTAGGATTTAGACCATACGACTGTTCTATTGGTTTAATTACTTTTCAACGATCTAGATTCTTTGATCTTGTTAAAAAGCATTGTGAAGGAAAATGTTCTAAGTTAAAAATGAAAACATCTACGATCTATTCTGTGTGGATTGGTTATGTAGAAGTTAGTTATATGGATTTTGATGAGCATTCTGATTGGGAAGAATATAATGTTTGATAATTTATTGAGGAAGAAATGAATATTTTCCTATTAATTGGTTTGATTTGGTTTATTGGTTGGTACTTATCATGTTTAATAGAATATAATGAGAGTAAAAAAATTGACACATCATCATTATTTATTCAGACATTTGCTTGGCCACTATATACTGCTATATTTATACTATTTTATGTTTGCGAATTTTTCTATGTATATTTTCCGAAAGTTTCACCTTACTTAAACCCAAAGAAATATTTGATTATGTCTTTTGAATTTTTAAATATTTTATTTGGTAAACTTTAATAGAAAAATAATGAAATTATTCCTTGATCTAGATGGCGTTTTATGTAATTGGACAAAAGGTGTTTGTGACCTTTTCTGTGTTGATTATAAAGAGCCAGACGTTTATGATATATCTAAAATGTTAGGTATCCCACAAAGTCAAATGTGGAAAAAAATAGATGAAGCCGGTTATTCTTTTTGGGCTAACTTAGAACCTTATCCATGGTTTAATGAAATTATAGAAAAGGTAAAGAAAGTAGATAAAAACTTTTGTCTTTTGACTTCGCCAAGTAAATGTCCGAACTGTGTAAAAGGAAAATTAGAATGGATTCATAACCATTTTGGTTGGGGTTTTAGAAACTATATTTTTGCTCCCTCTCAATTAAAACAAGAGGTTGCTGGAAAAAATAAAATTCTAATTGATGATAGATTAAGCAATATTAAAGAATGGGATGATAATGGTGGCTATGGAATATTGTTCCCACAACCTTATAATTTTCCTAATTACTTATTGCCCGATAGAGAAGATTTAGTAGATTATGTTTTGAAACAACTGCCTTGAAAAATTCTGGCCCTTTTTATAAATTATGCTTGACTACTGAATGGTGTGAGGGTATAATATAGGGAACAAGGCGTTAGTCAGATACTTTTTATTTTTTGGAGAGTTTTATGTCAGATGTAAATAGAGTTATTATTAGTGGTCGTTTAACTAGAGATGCCGAAGTAAAGAATTTATCTAGTGGAACAACTGTTGTAGAGTTTGGTTTCGCAAGTAATCGTAAGTTTAAGGATAAGGAAGATACCACTTTTCTTGATTGCACTATGTTCGGTGATCGTGCTGCAAATCTTGCTCAATATTTAACTAAAGGAAAAAAGTTAATCCTTGAAGGTCGTTTACGTTATGAAAGTTGGGAAACTGACGGACAAAAACGTAGTCGTGTTGGAGTCGTAGTTGAAGAAGTAAGTTTTATGGAAGCTCCTCAAAAGACTGAATCTATTGTCCAGACAACTTCTTCTGTCGAATATGATACTGATGCAGTTTTACCTTTCTAAATGAAAATAAAGATCCTTAATAAGATCTGGGAATTAGTTTTTTGTACTAATTTAGAAAACAGGGGTGAATGCGATCACCCCTGTTCTGCTAATAAACAAATTAGAATTAGGGAAGATTTGAAAGATGAAGAACGATTAGAAATTTTGATACATGAGATGTTACATGCCGCTTTTTGGCATTTAGACGAAGAATACGTTGAAACAGCCGCCGAAGACATTGCTAAAGTTTTGTGGAGATTAGGATATAATGATAAAAGAATCGATTAATGAACAAGAGTTACTTGATATTTGCTTAACTCTAGTGACACTTGATAATGAAGAAGGTGAATATTTTGCTGGTCCTGCGGGTAGAGTAGTAACACACTACGCTGTTGTAGAATTAACAAAAGAAAAAGAAAAAATGGGAGAAGAGGCAGATCTTACAGAAGAAGAAATTTGTGAAAAAATTAATAGTCTCTTTGTTGGAAAATTATTAGAGAGCATGACTAAAAAAGGTTTACTTAAAGTTGACTTTTCTGGAGATGAAGTTTTATACGGTTTAGATCAAGCTGGTATTGATTTCTTAGAAAGAAAAAAATAATGATTGATTGGGTTATACAAACTGGAGTCTTTGATAAAGAAGAAGATGATAAACTTATTTCTTCTATTTTAAAATCTGGATCTAATTGTCTTTATGTAAATAAAGATACGTATGTTTTTAGTAAAGAGTTTTATATATCAGGAAATTATATTTTTCGCGGTTCTTTAGAAAAGAAAAAAGAATTAGATAATCAAGATTTTTGTACTAATGTTTATGAAAATCTATTACAGTATAATTGGTCAAACTACGCTCCACAAGAAAATGTTTTAAATTCAGATTATATTATTATTCCAGCAGGATCAGTAAAAAAGAGTAAAGAATTAATCTGTGATATCTTCTCTGGAGAAGAACTATTTATAAAACCAAATGACGGTTGTAAATTATTCGCCGGGACCACACTAAAGAAAAGGTGGTTTGAAAAAGAAATAGATATTATTTTTGGTGACGCAAGAAGAATTATTAAACATAATGATCTTATTGTTTTCTCTTCTTTTAAGGAGATTAAGAATGAAGTTCGTGTTGTTATGATTGAGAAAGAATCTATTACTTATGGGTCATATAATACACAAAACGACCCTTGGATAAAATATATTGTTGATAGTTTAGTAATTAATAATCCACCAAACCTAATTTACACTGTTGATTTATGTATTGATTCTGGAAAGATTGTAGAAATTAATAGTTTTGCTTGTGCTGGTTTGTATCCTGGTACAGATTATGATGTTTTAGTTGAAAAAGTAAACAAATTTTATGAGGTTTAATAATGTTAAGTCTTACAGCGCAAATTAAAATTACCAGACCTTATTCTGGTCAATCAAAATTTTCTTTTTGGCATGAAATTGAAACTGGAGACAGTCTTTTAATTACAGAAGAGTTGAAGAAAGACATGAATTATATTCCAACAGTTCGTTTTGATAACTTGCGGACTAAAGAGTTTTTTATTGATAGTAGAAATTCTGCATGTAATTATTTAAAGAATCTAGAATTTACAACCATAAGTTGTATTTGAAAACTCTAAATAACCTGGATCAAATAATACATATTTAGACAATTTTTTATGAATGTACAATCAGCACTTAAGATCCTACGTGAAGAAGGATATAAAATTGAAAAACTTCAAGATGGAAGCTATTCTTGGAATTTGATTACAGAGAACGAGATATTAACTCCAAGACAATTAATTAAGATGGCTAGAAGTTATACATCTTATGGTAATAGATGTAGTATCAAAGAAAATTTGAAACATTTTGATAAACGTAGAAATAGACAAAAAACAAATCAGGCAATTATACATGAAGAGTTTGATAAGTTTCCTAAAGGTAAAATTTATAATGAGGATATTTGGAGTTGGGATTAATTAAAACATACATTAGACCAGATGGAGAAGAGTTTGTTGAAGTAGAACCTGGTTTTTTCGCCCTTAAAAAGGGTTTGGAAGAATTTCCTAATAATATTCATACTCAATGGAAAGAGCAATTATTAATAGACGATGGTTTTGCTTTAAAAGAAAAAATAGAAATTACTAAATTATGGATTGAGGCGTGGCCAGAATGTATTTATTATTTACCATCAAGCTCTACAGGTTATAAAATTATGGTTACAGAATGTCCAATAGAGGGTATTAATTGTAGACTTGTAAAGGAAGAATTATGCTTTTAGAATTATTATTTTTTTCTTTTTTGATTGGTTTATGTGATTTAACAGATCATTATGATGATTATCATGATATAAAAAATATTGCTGATAAATTAACTAGACTACTTTGTGAAGCTGGAAAAGTTTTCCGAGGAGAAAAAGAGCCTTCTCAAGAATTATTAGATTGGTGGAAAGACCATCAAGAAAAGGATAAAAAACGTGGAAAGTAAATGGTTAAAATGGAAAATGATTCATAAAGAAACTGGATTAACATTTAATCAGTATTACAGAATATATCCATTAATTGATAATAATGGTATTAAGTATTATCTCAAAAACGAAAAGGTTATTCCAGTTTTATTACAATCAGGCGTTCCTGCTGTTTATGTAGATCAACCTTATTATCCTTATGCATTCTTTCTTCAAAATAAAGATTGGATTATAAGGCAAAAATGAAAGATCAAATTAAAGAACTTCGATATGAAATCGAATTAGAAAAAGAAAGAAGAGAAAATAATTTTAGAGAATCTATTAAGAAACTAAACAGGATTATGTCTCTTACTCAACAATTATGCGATCATTCAGAAGTAAAATACTATCCTGATGCTTCTGGAAATAATGATTCTTGTTATGTTTGTCAAATTTGTGGATTAGAAAAGAAGAGGTTTTAGATGTTTATAATTAACTCAAAAGAGTTCGGAAGAATCAACACTCATTATTGTTATAGTCAAGAAGTTTGTGATCTTGTTTACAACTATATCAAAGGTAAATATGGATTTGAGCTTGAAGTAAAAGAGATAGAAGGTGTTCCATATTATGATTGTGGTGGAGCTAGATTAATTGATTCATTTTTTACTAATGTTAAGTTAGCAAATATTGAGTGTAGAATTGATGATCTTGGACTTTTAGTTGAATTAATGGAAGGGTTCAACAAGAAATTTGATAAAGGTTTTTATAGGATAGGTTCTTTTTTTGGTAATCTTTGTTATTCAGAAAGAGAAATAGAAGAAATTAAAACATACATTCAAGAAAACAAAGAGATGATTGAAAGAATTGAGGAAGATGTTGATGATTACTTTGATAAAAAATACCCAAGAATTATATCAGCTAAACAAGGGTGATTTAGTTCGCGTTTATTATAACCTACACAGAAAAACGTTCTCTATCCAAAAGAAAATTAATTCTAGATGGAAAGTGGTAGGATATAAAGATCAGTTTATGCTTGCTGATTGTAAGTTTAAAGTAAATGAAAATGGTCGTCAGAGAGTCTTAAAAGATAAGAAGAAAAATGTACATGCTTTTATTTATGGTATGATAGTTGAGTCTGGTATGGGAATTGAATATTGGCAACATAAAAATTTACCGGCAATAATTACATACAACCCTTATGAAGATGATAGTTTTGTGTGTAAAAATTTAACAAAAAAACCTATCAAAATTAAAAATGCTTGGTATGTTAAATTTAATGGTAAAGTTGTTTCTGGTTGTTATTTGGAGAAATTATAATGAATAAGTGGATTCCTAGATTCTTTCTTAAGAAATCAGATGGTGGAAAAGATTCTGGTGTTTATTCAATATTGTTTTTTGAATGGAAACCCGTTTGTTCTTTTGGCTTTTTAAGGTTTAGTAAAGGAACTAGACGCAACTTCCATTCTCATGCCTTCAATGCTATAACTTTTTGGTTAAAAGGAAAAGTAGAAGAAGAAACATGGCAAGGTGAAACAAAGACCTTTATTCCCTCTTTTAGACCTAAGATTACTAAGAGAGATAAAATTCATAGGGTTAAAGGAATAGAGACTACTTGGGCATGGACTATGAGAGGAGCGTGGTCAGATCAATGGAGTGAAATTGATAAAGATGGTAACAAGATTATATTAACACATGGTAGGAAAGTATTATGAATTTAACTGGCGATCAACTTGAAAAATTCTTAGACGAATGTGAACAAGTATACAAAGAGGATGAACAATTTCTATTAGATCATGGATGGGTTCGTGATAATGCTGTTTGGGTTAGCCCAAAAGGTAAAAGATGTAGACACCATCTTGGTTTTTTTAATGATGACTTTGATTTAGAAAACGGACTAGCTATTGATGTTTGTAAACAAGAAATTGTTTTAGATCAGTTTAATCAGTTTGAGGTTCAATTTTTTAATGATGATGATGAACCTAAAAACTTTAAAGGATCAGAAGAGCCATACGACTGGTTATTCCCTTGCATAAAAGACGGAAAAATATATCATTATATTGAGGCTGTGAATATTGCCGTTTACGGCATTGATAAAGAATATGATCTTGATAGATGGATTGCTCTTAAAAAACTTCTAGAAACATTAGATGTTAATAATATTAAATCAAAACAAGTTATAGAGGTTATAGAATTTTATGATTTTGACACAAAAGAATATAGGTTTGAGTTGAGGAATAAATGCACACAGAAAAGTTAATGAGAAAAATCTCTGCAATAGTAGAATTAACTGCTCCACAAGAAATAGAACTAGAGAAAGTTATTAATCAGTTCGTTTCAGAACTTGGGGATAAAGAACTTGATCTTAAAAAGAATATTTTATCTGTTATTGAAAAGGGGACAAGACAAAGAGATTGTTATAAAAATTGGGAAAGGAAGGTAATGAAGTTATGTCAGAATTAAAAGAAAACGTAGAAGATTATCTTAGAAAACACTCTGTGTTAGATGGACAAGGAAATATGGATGGTTCTTTTGTTCCTTTAAGTGTTGCTATGATAGCTATTGAACAATGCTTAGAAGGAAAACTGGAATATAAAGGCAGGTCTTGGCTTAGGACTGCTCAAGATGTAATTATTGAAGGTATTGAAAAAGAACTTAATAGACTGAGAGAGAAATATTATGTGTAAAATTTGTAAAGATAAATACGGATCAGCTCACCACCAGTTATATTGGTTTAAATACTTCTTTGCTAGGTTAGATTTTAGAAAAGCATTTCTTTCTATTTACCATCTTTTAGATAAGAACGAATATCGAGCATGGTTTAATAATAGATATTCTAATAAAAAAGAATTACTTATTTTAAATAGTTTGACGCGTAGAAGAAATGATTTCTTAGAAGAGCCAGAAGAATATCTCGATTATCTTTTTGAATTAGATGCTTTAGATTATTACAATGAATATATGCTTTAATTGTGAGAAAGATGAATATTATAGTAGCAACAAATAATCAAGGTGGAATTGGATTAAATAATTCTATTCCCTGGAAAAATGATAACGACATGCAGTTTTTTAAAATAATGACTTATGATAAAACTGTTTGTATGGGCAGGAAAACCTATGAAAGTTTAGGAAAACCTCTTAAAAACAGGATAAACTGTGTTCTTTCTTCTTCAAAGATTGACGATTCGCGTGTGGTGAGCTATACTGATAAAGACAAGTTTCTTACACGAATACTAAATGATCGAGATTGTTTCGTTATTGGCGGCGCTCAAATTTACAATCTTGCTTTAGAAGCTAATGTAATCGACAATATTTATTTGTCTGTTATCGACGATGATGGACCTTGTGATACTTACTTTACTTTTCCTACTAATTTTAAACGTGTTTCTATTATGATTTTTGATGGCTTGAATATTCAAAGGTGGGTAAGAGAATGAAAGATTATTTATTTTGTGTAGAGAGTGAATATTCTGTTAAAATAGTTAAGGTAAAAGCTGAAACTGAAGAATTAGCTAGAGAAATTATTGAAGACGAGTATTCTGCTTGTAATGCCGCATTAATAGAATATAAAGATTTGGAATTAGAAGAAATATATCATATGTATTGGTAAGATAAAAATGAATTTAGAAAATATACCAGATCAATATCTCTTAACTATGTTTTGTGAAGATGACACTTATTTTGAAAATGGTGGATATTGTAGATATTATACTCCTTCATATTTTAGATCTGAAATATTTAACTTGGATGATGAAGAGTCTTTAGTTAAAGCAATAGCAGATTTTAAATCAGAATCCCCAAGTGGAGATTACGAAATATATATTGTTAAAAACTTTGATTGGTATGATCATGAAGAGCAAAGAGAATATCTTCGTCAATTAGGTTATAAAGGTGAAGACTTAGCTAAAGAAATCTCTAAAGAGAAAGAATTAAGAGAAAAAGAAAAAAAGTAGAATTGAATTAGAAAAATCTAAAGAAGAACAAAAACAAAGAGATCTTGAACAGTTGAAAAAATTAAAGGAAAAATATGAATTATAAAGAGATTTTAGAAAATATTATTAAAAACGGAAAGCCAAAACAACCAGTTCGTTTTGATACAAACAATAATCCTATTCCTGTAGAAAATGGAACTATTGGTACATTTTGCGAAATATTTCGTCATGATATGAGCGATGGATTCCCTCTAACAACTCTTAGGAGAATGCCTTTTAAATCTATGAGTGTTGAACTTGAAGGTTTTATTAAGGGTATTACTGATAAAAGTTGGTATCAAGATAGGAAGTGTGGGTTTTGGTCTGAGTGGAGTAATCCTTTAGGTTGTCCATTATGGTTTACTAAAGAAGAAAAAGAAAAACATCAATTAAAAGATACTGATTTGGGGAGTATATATGGCTCTCAGTGGAGAGGATTTAATTTAAAAAATAAACCAGTCCCAAGAAATTTAGATAATTTAAATCCTACTGTTGCTAATGTTGGAGTTATATCAAATAATTCAGAAGATGAAGTAGATAATTTAGTTAAAAAAACGTGGTATTCAATGCTTCATAGGTGTTATAATGAAAAAGATAAAGATTATATTAATTATGGAGAAAGGGGAATATACGTTGTTAATAGATGGTTAACGTACGAATATTTCAAAGAGGATGTTCAAAAAATTGTTGGTTGGAATAATAAACTTCTAAATCCTTTAGAATATACATTAGATAAAGATTCTTTAGGTTTTAATTGTTATGGTCCTAATTCTTGTATATGGGCGAATAAAAAGGAACAGGCTAATAATAAAACATCAGTTAAAACGATTTTCGGTAAAAATCCATATGGATTAATTTTTTCTTGTGATTCAATAAAAGAATTCGCAGAAACTCATAATTTAAAAAGATATGGAATATCTCACTGTTTGTCAGGTAGACAATCTAATCATAAGGGATGGATATTTTGGCAAGAGGATTATGAAAAGGAAATCTATACCGATCAATTACAATCTATTGTGGATAAACTTAAAACAAATCCTTATGATAGAAGAATGGTTTGTTCTGCTTGGAACCCTAATCAAATGGAATTGATGGCTTTGCCTCCTTGTCACGTTTTACATAATGTTGTTGTTTATGAAAATAAATTAAACTTAACGTGGTTTCAAAGAAGTTGTGATTTGGCTTTAGGAATTCCTGTAAATATAGCTTCATATGCCTTATTACTTTTATTATATTGTGAAGAATCTGGATTAGAACCAGGAGAATTGGTTGGTATTTTTGCGGACTGCCATGTTTACGAAAATCAATTAACTGCTATTCAAGAACTACTAAAAAGAGAAGAAAAAGAATTACCACAAGTAAAGATTAAAAGAAAGCCTGATGGTAGTTTTAGTATCTTCGATTGGACTTGGGATGAAGTTGAATTGTTGAATTACAATCCTCATCCTAAATTAGATATGGGGAGTGTTACAGTATGATACATAAATGCACAGCCTGCAATGGTAATCGTGGTAAAAGAGAATTTTTTATAGGACAAGGATGGGGTTTTACTCCATGTTATTTATGTGATGGTAAAGGATCAATATCTCAAAAAACCTTAGATGAAGAAAATAGAAGAAAAACTTTATTGGAACAAGTTTACAGTGGATCTAGTAAAGAATATAGAGATGTTTTGTATGGAAAAGGAGAAAAGTGGGGTCCAGTATGAAAATACAATTTAAATCAGATAAATGGGTAGTCAAAAAAGAGTCTCAAGGTTTTAGTGGTGATACTACTCATAAAGCCACGCTTTTAAGAAAAGAAACTCCATTTGAAATTATAAAAATAGAATCTTGTGGAAAGAGAGTTTCAGATATATATGTTTTTACTGATGGTGTTGCTGATGGATATCATTTATGGTTAGTCAATATTCCTAATGAATTCTATGAAGTGTTAAATGAAAATTAAATTTTTATACGACGTTTATGTAATACTTGTTAAAAGAGAAACTAGATATGGTACAACCAAAATTCGTTCTAGAGAATTAGTTCTAGTTAAAAAAGATGTTGAGTTAAAAGTCGTAGATATTGACCAAGAGAATAAAATTATTTTAATATACACAGATAATTTGTTTAATGGTGAAAGATCTATGTTCGTTAATGTGCCTAATGACTGTTACATGATTAAAAAGGAAAAGATATGAGTATTGAATATCCAAAAACAAAAGAAGAATGGTGGACTCTAGTAAATGAACATTGGGATGATCTTAAGAATTTAATTGAGACATTTCATCCAGCAAGAAAAAACACTCCAGAAATGACAATTACTGCTTCAAGAGCAGAAGCATTAAGACAAGTTTTATCTGCCGAATTTACTAGATTAGATGATTACGAAAAAATGAGAGAAGAACAAGATGTTAAGTTAGCTAATGTTTTAGAGGAAACTTACTGGGGAATTCCTGAGAGTATTGAAGTGTGGCAATATCCAAAATTCGGTTTGCTATGTGATCTTTGTTCTGAGAGTTATGTTTTAAGGGAAGAAAATGAAAATTAAAAACGGAATCGTATTTCTAGAAGGTGTTACTGGTTTTTCGCCAGGCCATCAACAAACAAGTTTTAAAGATAATACTCTAACTGAAATTATTATTGACAATAAAGATCTTGTTCGCCTTTATGAAGGTTTAAGACATGTAATAAAGGAAAGAGGTTATGACTGGGATAAATATTGTGATGATTTGTTTAAGGATGAAAAATGAGTTATTGCGAGTCAAGTGATTATTGTAGTTGTACGTTATTTGGTATTTATTTCTATTATGGATATGAAGTAGAAGAAGATGGTGAATGGTGTTTTATTGCTGTTCCACTTTATACTGGTAGAGAAAAACCCAAAGAAATTGTTCGTTATAAATGTAGTGAACTAACTAATAAAATGTTTGAACTATCTCCTAATTTATTCGCTGGAATTAATAAGATGTTTCAAGATGGGTTAATAGAGTTAAAATTAAAAGGAAAAGAATGAGAACTGTAGAAATTTACTTACCGTATTTCAAAAAGGGTGATGATCTAAATCATGCTTTAACCTATACTAAAGGTGATAATAAAAAGGCATTAAAGGCACACGCAGAAAATTTAATCGCAGCAGCAGAAATTTTAATGGAACTTTCGGAAATTGTAGATCAATCTTGTGAAATTCAAGCCGACACACATTATATTGGAATTACTGCTGTTGACGAAATTATTGACAAGATTATTGATGCTGATCTTGGTGTTGAATATGATTATGAAGAGGAAGAATAATGGAAATTAAATGTTCAATTCGACAATACGATCTTGATACAAAAATAGGTAGAATTAGAAAGACTGGTGGAGATAGAATTTCTGCAAACTTTTCTAAAATACCAAATCAAGAAATTAAACGAATGATGAAATTAGATAGTATTGTGGTTAAAGGTGAGTACGAAAAAAAT